CCAAGCAGTATGTCGATACGTTGGTGGTTTCTGGCGTGCATTTTCACGCTCCGGTACGCGTTGAGTCTCCAACACCATTAACGGCGACTTACGACAATGGCGTGTCAGGAGTAGGCGCAACACTGACCAACGCGGGTACGCAGGTGGCGCTCGTCATCGATGGCGTGACATTAAGCCTCAACGATCGCGTCCTTATTTATACTCAGACCGACCCTGTAGAAAACGGCATTTATTACGTCTCGAATACGGGATCAATCTCCACCGACTGGGAATTAACCCGAGCAACCGACGCGGACAGCTACGGATTAGCAAGTCCGGACACCCTGGGTGAGGGTTCTACTGTATTCGTACAAGAAGGTAATACTGGTGCTGGTGAACTTTATACCTGCAATACCACTGGCACTATTACCTTTGGCACGACGGCCATCACATTCGTGCAGATATCTTCTGCCCAGATCTACTCTGCGGGCACCGGCCTGACTCTCAATGGCACTCAGTTTTTGGTCACGACGAACGGTATTACAGACGCGCTCTTTAGACAGTCTGCTGGCCTCTCAGTAGTCGGTAGATCAGCGAACTCAACCGGTGATGTTGCAGACATAACGGCGGCGTCCGATCATCAAGTCTTGCGTCGGTCAGGCACTTCAATCGCATTTGGCGCGGTGTCACTTGATCAATCAGCGGCAGTCACAGGAACCCTGCCTATCGGCAATGGCGGCACAGGACTATCTACATACACCGCAGGAGATCTTGTTTATTACGCGACCGGTACGGCGCTATCCAATCTCGCTATTGGCTCTAGCACATTCCTTCTCACATCCTCTGGAACCGCGCCGCAGTGGAGTGATCCCACAGGAGTTACGGTGGGGGTTGCGACCAACGTCGCTGGCGGTGGGGCGGGCCAGATTGTTTACAACACAGCATCTAGTACCACAACATTCTTGGCGCTTGGATCGTCCACGTTCTTGCTAAGAGCCGGTGCTAGTGCGCCGGAGTATGTTGACCCTGCCAACGTATCTGTAGGCACTGCCACCAATGTGGCAGGGGGTGGCGCGGGTCAATTGGTCTACAACACCGCGTCGGGCACCACAACATTTTTAGCGCTTGGTACATCAGGGCACATCTTGACTGCAGGGGCATCTGCACCTCAGTACACAGACCCCGCCACAGTATCTGTAGGTACCGCGACCAATGCGACCAATGTAGCGGTCACGGCAACATCAACTAATGCGACCTTTTATCCCGCCTTTGTAGATGCTACCTCCGGCAATCAGGGTATAGAAGTGGACACAGACCTTACCTACAATCCCAGCACTAACACATTAACCGTTCCGAATCTGGTAGCAACCAGCGGCATTTCTGGAGGTACCTTCTAATGGCACAGACCGGCTTTACCCCGATTATTTCTTACCACTCCACCACGCCGGCGGCGGTGCCGACAGCGCTGAACCTTAACGACGGCGAGCTGGCAATCAACATTGCAGACGAGAAGCTCTACTTCAAAAATGCCTCTGGAGTGGTAAAACTTCTTGCAGACGCTTCGGTATCTGCGCCGGTCACAAGCATCTCATTCGGATCAACCGGCCTGACCCCGAGCACGGGCACCAGCGGAAACGTTACGGTCTCGGGTACGCTGATCACGTCCAACGGTGGTACTGGGCTGTCGTCATACACTGCTGGCGACATCGTTTACTACGCCACCGGCACGGCACTGAGCAAGCTCCCCATTGGCGCAAATACCACGATCATGACGTCGAGCGGCACGGCACCCCAGTGGACCGCCGCCTCCTCTGTGTCAGTGGGGACGGCCACCACGGCCACCAACGTGGCTGGAGGCGCGGCGGGATCGCTGGTTTACCAGACTGGTGCAGGCGCAACTACTACCCTAGCTTTGGGCACAAGCGGGTATCTGCTTCGCGCAGGGGCAAGCGCTCCTGAATATGTGCAGACCGTTCCGGTGGCCAACGGCGGTACCGGCCAGACCAGCTATGTGAACGGCGAGCTGCTGATCGGAAATACCACGGGCAACACGCTTACCAAATCGACTCTGACGGCTGGTACGGGCATTTCGGTAACCAATGGCACCGGATCTATCACGATCGGCAATACGGGCGTTACAGCCTATCCTGGGGCCGGCATAGCGGTATCCACCGGGTCTGCCTGGACAACGTCTTTAACGGCGCCTTCTGGGACTATTGTCGGCACCACAGACACCCAGACGCTGACCAACAAGACGATCACGCAGCGTGTTAACTCGACTACCTCTATCTCCTCCCCGTTGGCCTGGGATAGCGATGACTATGACATGTACGCCGCTACCGCCCAGGCAGGAGACCTGACAATTAGCGCAGACTCTGGATCACCGACCAACGGTCAGAAGATGATCTTTCGGTTCACTTGTGATGGTACGGCTCGAACGATTACATTTACGGGTGGGGCAAGCAAGGCATTTAAGCCTATTGGAGCCAACTTAACGGTGGCTGGCAGCGACTTTACCTATGCCCTAACTATTAACAAGACAACCTACTTTGGTTGTGTGTACAACACTGCAAGCAGTCGTTGGGATGTAGTGGCTTTATCACAGGAGGCGTAATGATTAAGATCGATTTTGAGTTTAATACCAAGCACGGCAAGTTTAAAGATGCATTGAACCTGCCCGACAATCACACTTATTCTGACGCTGAGATTCAGGCCATGAAAGAGCAGCGCCGGGATAATTGGATTTATGCGGTAGACAACCCTCCTCCCCCGCCCCCGCCCGAACCAACGCCGGAGCATCCGGATACGGTGGTTATTGCGGAAGAGACTTACACAAGGCTTGATGGCGTTCCACCATCGGGTGCCAAATTAATTGAAATAAACGGCGTCTGGTACTACAAAGTTTAAGGGGTAAGCAATGGCTGATCGCTATTGGATAGGCGGGTCTGGTTCATGGACCGACACCGCTAAGTGGTCTACAAGCTCCGGTGGTTCTGGCGGGGCATCTGTTCCTACATCAACAGATAACGTGTTTTTTGACGCTAATTCGCACACTGGCGCGAACATTAGTGTGTCTAATTATAATTTTGCACAAGTAAATGATTCTACAATTTCCGGCGTTGGATATTCTGTAGTTTTTGATACTGGCGGCACATTTCCCGGTAATCGGTGGCTCGGCAATGTTCAGTGGGATGACCCAGTCGGTTTCAACACCTCTAATGACACACCTTTTTACTTTATAGCTGCCGCTGGAAAAACAAATACCATTAACATTGCGTACGCAGTAACTTTTAAAGATGCAATTTTTGACGGTGGTGCTGGGGCAACTATTGATATTAATGCCCCACTTGGCATTAGAGCTAGATCCGATCCTGGAAGCATATATTTTAGTGGTACTGCAACAACCACAATTAACTGGAATAGCTCTCTTTTCTTTTTTGAATCTAATTTTTCTGTTGGTGCAAATATAACCCTTAATGCTGGATCTGCAACAGTAAAGCAAAAAGGTTATAGATTTAATAGCGGTCAAGGTCTAACAATTAATGCGGCGTGTAATTGGGTTTCAGGCACGGAAACATTTTTAGTAGAAGAAGGTGGATTAACCTTTTCTAGCGCTATTGGTCAAGGAACCCTGAACGCAAACGGAAAAACTTTTTATCAGATTAAAATGAACAAGGCTAATCTGTGCCGCATCACTAGCCCGGTTACCTTGGTCAATGGCATTGAAATAAATGCTCAAGCTGTCTCAACACTTAGTCAGATACAGGTTGAAATGGCGGCTGATAATATTGTTATTAATGGCCCTATTACTATATCTAATACAGAACCCGGTGTTAGATGGGTTAAGTTTGATACGGGATCTGCAAGTGGCGTTAAACGAACAGTAACTATCAATAGTGCGTCTACCACTTTAGTAGATACCTATTTTCAAAATCTTAGAATTCAAGGTACCGCAGCCCCGTTGTCAGGTACTCGAATTGGTAAACTTGAAAATGTCGATGGCGTTACCTTTACTGCGCCCAAAACTGTTTACCGTATTGGAACTGGCAACTGGAATGCTGTTCAATGGTCAAACACAAGCGGCGGGTCTCCTAGCAATATTTATTACCCGCTGCCCCAGGACACGGCAGTTTATGACGAGAACACAACTGCCGGTACGCAAAACATTAATTCAGTTTACACTTCCGCAATAGATGCGTCTGCCAGGACGACCGCTCTTACGCTTACGTTTTCATCAACAGCCATATATGGTGACCTCACCCTCGGATCTGGAATTACCGCTGGTGGTAGTGGAACACTTACCTTTTCAGGGAACAATGACCTAGATTTAGATTCAGCGGGTAAAACCTTGCCCCTTAGCATAACCACGAATTTGTTCGGTGGCACCCTAACGTTAACTAGCGCATTGACCATCACCGGAGGTATTACAATTACTTCTGGCACTTTTGATACAGATAGTTATGCTTTGACTGCTACCGCATTAAACACATCTGGAACTCTACCTAGATCTTTTATCGCTGGGTCAAGCACTATTTCTATGGCAGGCGCACCATCAATTAATTTTACTGGTGCCATCAACTTTACGTCAGATTTTGGAACTTCAACCCTTAATATTGATAGACCATCAATATCTACGAATTTTAACTTCTTTGGCGCTGGTCAAACTTTTTATAATGTAAATTTTATATCAACAGATCAAACCGAATGCACTATTACTGGTGACAACACCTTTAATACAATAGCAATTACGGCATCCACATATAATAGTAGTCGTGCCCAACAAAGAATTTTCTTCGGTGGCAATCAAACTATTGGAACACTTTCTTCTTCTGGAACGGCAGGAAACAATAGAATATTCTTGTTGTCTAATACTGCGGGTACGCCAAGGACGTTGAATATCGGTAGCTTAACGGCGTCTGATGTCGATTTTAGAGACATAGCAGTTACAGGGTCTGCTGCCGGGTCTACGCCCACTAGGGCAGGCGACTGTGGTGGTAACTCAGGAATTGTTTTTCCCGCCCCTAAAACGGTGTATTGGAACCTTGCTGGCACCCAAAACTGGGATGACAATGGGTGGGCAGCCACATCAGGTGGGTCTCCATCAACCGACTATTTTCCTTTGGCGCAGGACACCGCAGTTTTTGACAATACCGGTGCAGCAGGTACGGTGACGCTTGGTGGTGGCGCTGCTAACGTTGGTAAACAGCCTATAGGTAACGTTGACATGTCAGCCAGAACAACGGCGATGACATTGGGTACGTCGAATGGCTTCTTGCAGTGTTATGGCAATTGGACGTGGGGTACTGGTGTTACATCCACTGTGTCTGTCGCCGGAATATCTTTTTCTAAAAGAGGAACTCAAACATTTACCTCTAATGGGGTTACCACTGGCTTCCCTTTGTCTGTCGGTAGTGGGGTTAGTAACGCTCCAGAAAGTACAATTTTTGTCTTGGGCGATGCATTTGCCGGTCAATCAATGAGTTTATTTCAAGGAACAATGGATGCCAATAATTACAACGTAACGATTAATAATTTTGATACATCCACGGGCATCGCGGCGTTTGTTCGTGTTGTCAAGGGCGGGACTGGCTTGTGGACATTAACGGGTACAGGCACTGTGTGGCATTCAGGGGGTATATTTGATTCCTCTAACATACTTTGCCATAACACAGAATTTTTACTTTCAAATAACACCTCTACAGCGAGAACTTTTCTTACAAGAGGGGCTGCGTACAAAAAAATCACGATAGGTGGAACTTCTTCTACATCGACCACTACTTTTTCTACGGGCAGTGCATCCTCTGACACCGTATACATTGGTGAGCTTGCATCAACAAAAACAGTAGCTCACACCATTGCTTTTAATAACAATTCAACTTATCACATTGGCGTGTGGTCTGTTACCGGTACATCAGGTAACGTCGTTACCGTAAATAGAGCTAGTGGTGGGGTGTGGAACTTACTACTATACAGGCGCACGTCGGGAATAGATTATTTAAACGTTATCAACTGCACAGTATCTACGTTGTCTCCTGCAGAATTTTATGTGGGCGCTAATTCCACGGATGGTGGTGGCAATACGAGAGCGGTATTTACTGCCACTCCTTCTCCTAGAACTCTTTATTGGGTTGGCGGCACGGGGAACTGGTCAGATTCTGCTCGGTGGTCTTTGTCTTCCGGCGGCGGTGGTGGCGAGGCACAGCCTACCTCTTTTGATGATGTGGTGTTCGACAGCTCATCGAATGCTACCGGTTATACGATGACCATAGATAGCTCCTTGGGGGCAAGATGCCAAAAGCTGACCATAAACGGTCCAGCCACTGGCAATATCACATGGGCAGGCAGTCAACCTATGTATATTCACGATGATATCTCGTTGGCTGGTGGCGCAAATATCACTCGCACATTTACGGGCGCATTAAATTTAAATGGATATACGGCTGGGCATACTTTTGACTCAAATGGGGTAACTTTTGCCAGCACATTAAACGTTAGTACATTTACCGGTGAATGGGCTTTTTCTTCGGCTTATACTAATACCGGCAGTATTGTCGTTTTATTAGGGTCAATAGATTTTGATACATATAATGTGACAGCCGGTGCTATTTCTGCTACAACAGGATATACTAAAAAGATTATTGATTTTGGTTCTGGAACCATCACTTTATCTGGTGGTACTCCTATAGATTTTGGTAGCAACATACTGACTTCAGACCCATTAAGCACTGTTGCGGGTACATCGACAATATCTATTACAAGCAGCGGGAACATTACGTTCAATGGGAATGGCAAGAGTTTTTACAATCTTACCTATGCAACAGCATCTAGTTCGCGATCTGATAGCATAAATGGTCAAAATCAAAATACTTATCAGGCTGGCAATACATTTAATGACTTAACCTACAGAACCATAAACGGTGATGGGGTTAATACGCTAAACATCAATAACAACACCACCATTGGTGGTACGTTAACTGCGTCTGGTGCGAGTGGTATTAGAAGAACGGTTCTTCAATCTGGAACGCTTGGTACCCAAAGAACAATTACGCTAAACGCATTGGCTGGGTCGTCTCAGGACATTAACTTCAGGGACATATCCATTGCTGGAACGGCAAGCCCGATTTCTGGTACGCGGTTTGGAGACATGGGTGGCAATAGCGGTATTACCATGAGCGCCGCTAAGAACGTATATCGTCTTGGAACCGGTAACTGGTTGACTAATAACTGGGCACCGTCAAGTGGTGGATCTGCCAACACAGACAATTTTCCGTTGCCGCAAGACACCGCAATATTCGATGAAAGCACAACTGCGGGAACTCATAACATCAACTACACAACCGCAATTAGTTCAATTGATGCTTCAGCAAGAACATCTGCGCTTACTCTTTCGTTTAACGGGGCCAATACGGTTTATGGCGGTATCGTTTTGGGTTCTGGTATTACGGTGTCAGGAACGTCTGCTCAAACCTTTTCATTCCAAGGCAATCAGTTTCTAGACAGCGCAGGGAAAACTGTAACCTTCCCAATGACCATCACTTCCATTAATGGAAACGTTCAACTTAGTGGCGCATGGACATCGAGTAACACAATAACCTTAAATAGCGGCACATTGAGCTTATCCAGCTACACATTAACGTGTACAGTATTTACCTCCACCACATCCACCGCTAGAACTGTCAATTTTGGGTCTGGAGTCTTTAATTTGACTTCTACCGGAACCATGTGGAACGTGTCCACCTCCACCAATTTTTCTGTAATCAAAGGCTCCGGGGAGATATTTTGCTCAAGCACGGTTGCGTCGAACAGAACATTCACGGGTAGTGCTGCCAACATAACAATTGCGTACCCGAAACTTACAATAGGTGGTACAACCACCACGTCTAATTTTATTTTGAGTGGCAACAACTACTTTACGGAACTAGCGTCTACTAAGACAGTAGCTCACGCTATTTATCCTCAAAACACCACCACCACGGTTGATGCCTTCACAATAACCGGAACCTCTGGAAATGTGGTTAATTTTATTGGTACGTCATTAGGAGATCCTGGTGTTTTTGTAATTAAATCAACACTTCCGATTCAAAATCTAGATTATTTGCGATTTACTAGCATGAGGTTATTCCCGTACAACGATGTCTGGTATGTTGGGGCCAATTCAACCAGCGTATCTGAGATCGGGGCTATCTTCGCTGTTGCCCCGGCACCACCGGTTCCGGTGAGTGCTGGTGAAATGTTCTTGCTATTTATGTGAGTAAATGATGCTGCCTATCGCCGCCCTTCTATCAATCGGGGAAAAGGTTTTAGATAAGGTCATCCCGGACCCCGCTGCCAAGGCTGAGGCCCAGGCTAAGCTCATGGAAATGGCTCAGAAGGGTGAACTTGCTGAACTTGAGTTTCAGGCCAAAGAGATGGCCTCGGCTCGTGACCGTGAGGTGCAGATCGCTACCAGTGAGTTTGCACCGACTCTCAACAAGATCGTCACCCCCCTGCTGGCCCTGGGCACTGTAGCGCTGACCTTCCTACTCTACGCCGTGATCATTTTTGTAGACGTTGATGAACAATCAAAAGACATCCTGATCTACGTTCTTGGGGCGCTCACTAGCGCCGTGACAATGGTTCTGGGGTACTACTTTGGGTCGTCGGCTGGCAGCAAAGAGAAGGACCAGAAGATCAAGGATCTGATGAAATGACCCAACTGACTAAGAACTTCTCGCTGGCCGAGATGGTAAAATCCGAGACCGCGCTTCGGCACGGGATGGAGAATAGCCCCGGACCGGATGAGCTGAATAACCTTCTGCAGCTTTGTGCAAACGTATTGCAGCCCGTCCGTGACCATTACCAGAAGGGCGTAAAGGTAAATTCGGGCTACCGTTCACCTGAAGTAAACGCCAGGGTAGGTGGATCTAAGACCTCGGATCATTGCCGAGGGATGGCCGCAGACATCGAAATACCAGGAGTCCCCAATGCAGATCTTGCTTCTTATATACGAGACCATCTTCAGTTCACTCAACTCATTCTTGAATTTTATACTCCTGGTGTACCTGATTCTGGTTGGGTTCATGTTAGCTATGATGATCAAGATCTGAAGAAGCAGGTGCTCACTGCGACGAGGAAGGATGGTAAGACGGTGTACTTGCCGGGTCTGGTGGCCTAGACTTGACAAAAATATATTTTAGATAGGAAAATACGGAATGGAAATCGGAACCACTACAAACCTCATGGTCGAGGAGAGCATGGCTCGAATCGACAAGCACGAAGCTATTTGCGAAATACGATATGCGTCGATTGATTCGCGGCTGAAGCGTATCGAGCAGATCCTGATGGGGTCGGTAGCCTTCATAATCACGATCCTTTTAACGATCGTACTTAAAATTTAGGTGGCGCTATGACGGCGGCAGTGGTAATGACATACGATTCACTAGTCCAAGACATTGAATCGTATCTTGAGCGCACCGATCAGGCGACGTTGGAGAAGATTCCGACGTTCATAATGCTTGCCGAACAACAAATAGCGACCCAGATTAAATTTCTCGGAAATCTCACCGTAAACACGAGCCAAATGGTGCAGGGGGAAGCAGTAATTCCTAAACCTGCCCGGTGGAGAAAAACGGTGTCTTTTAATATCACGGTCGGCGGTGTGCGGCAACCGGTGCTGTTGCGTAAATATGAGTACATTCGCGAATATTGGCCGGACCCCGCACAGACGAGTGTGCCAAAGTTCTTCTGTGATTATGACTATGATCACTGGTTGGTTGGCCCGACACCGGACGATGACTACAATTTCGAGATCCTGTATTATCAAAGGGTTCAGCCGTTAGATTCGTCGAACCAGAGTAATTGGTTTACTCAGTATGCACCCCAGGCTTTGCTCTATGGCTCTTTGCTGCAGGCGATGCCCTTCCTCAAAAACGACGAGCGGATTCCGATGTGGAGGTCCGAGTACGACATCATTATGACGTCGCTCAAGACCGAGGATAATCTCCGGATCGCCGATCGTCAAGCTATCGCGGTGGACTCATGAGCTATATTTCTCCTTTTACTGGCACCGTCATTCAACCGACGGACGTAAGTTTTCGAGCCATCACATTATCAGCTAATACTGCATTGAGCTGGCCGATCAACGGCAGTGCTACAGACGATTATGCCGCTCGAATAATGAATGTAACTGCTACCGCAGGTAGTCTTACCTTGCGGATGCCGCCCGCGAACCAAGCCTCAGTGGGTGAGGACGCTCTAATCCGAAACGTGGGGGCCAACACTTTCACCGTAGCAGATTATGATGGCAACACGATAGCGACTGTTGCTGCGGGGCAAGCCAAATACATCTACATCACCACCAACGCAAATACAGCAGGAACTTGGGGACTAATCTCTTTTGGTGTCGGTGCATCAAACGTGGATGCTGCAGCCCTAGCGGGAAATGGCCTCAAAGCTATCGCGACGACCCTTAACACTGCATTCAGCGTTACCTCTTTCGGATCTAATTACACCGCTATAGCAACTGACCGGGCTGAAACCTACATATGGACCGGTGGTGCCGGGACACTCACGCTTACGTCAGCTCCGACCCTTGGAAATGACTGGTTCATGGTAGTCCGGAATGGTGGCACCGGCACCCTTACGATATCCCCAACTGGTGGCGACCTCATCAACGGATCTGCTACGATTGCGCTACAGCCGGCGGACTCGTGCTTTTTAACATGCTCCGGAACGGCCTTTTTCACAATAGGTCTGGGTAGGTCTACACAATTTAACTTTACGCAGCTTACCAAGGCGGTGACCTCCGGTACGGTGGTGTTAACGTCCTCGGAGGCGTCCAATGTGATTCAGAAATATACGGGAACCCTTTCCGGGAATGTCACAATTCAGATTCCACCCACCATCCAAGTATACTATGTAACTAATCAAACGGATGGGACGGGGGCTAACTATGACATAACCTTCGAGACGGGAGTTCCGGGGGGTGCGACTGCTACCGTGCCTGCTGGTGAACAGGTGATCCTGTTATGTGATTCGGTCAATATTCTTAATGCCTCCACGGTCGCAGCCGGTGCTACTTCTTTGTCTCTGGTCGATGGGTCGGCCAGCACCCCCTCGCTTAACTTCGCTGCCGAGACCAATACTGGCATTTACAGACCAGGATCGTTTGAATTCGGGATCGCGATCAACGGATCCCAGAGATTTGGTCTTACTAACTTAGGTCTGACTATAACTGGAACCGGAACGTTTACCGCAGGCATGTCGGGTGGAACCTTCTAATGACCGAAAAAGTCTTTTCAATCGACACGCAGGCCGGAATCCAGCGTGACGGGACGGTCCTCGATAAGCAGTATTATAACGATGGTCGGTGGGTCCGGTTCCAACGCGGTCGCCCTCGCAAGATGGGTGGATTTAAAGTAATCTCCGATGAGCTTAAAGGTCCGAGTCGTGGTATCTGGATAAACAGCCAGAACAATTTCACACAGATCTTCAGTGGCTACAACAATGGTCTGCAGGTGCTGACCATTGATGATAACGGGATTGGTGCCGGCATCCAGGACTTTACGCTTAATGATTTTACGGCTTCAAATCTGAATCTCTGGCAATTCGACGGATTCTTCGACGTTAGTGGGTCGGGTGTTCAGAGCCTTGTTGCGCATCCGGGGCAGAATCTTGCCTCGATCGATGACACCACCGACACTCCGGTGCTCATAGGTGACATTAATGGCACCACGATGAGTCAAATCGGCGTTTTCACCGATACCATCACTGCTACGGGCACGACTACCGTTACCATAGCCGCGATAAATGTGCTCATCGCTGCGGGACAGACGGTAACAGGCGCTGGAGTCCCGGCGAACACCACGGTGGTGTCTGTAACCGGCACCACCATTGAACTCTCAAATTCGGTCTCCGCAGGTACAGTTACCGCTACGTTCAATAATAACGTATCAGTGTCGGGCGGTGTGGTAGTGCTGCACCCTTATGTATTCGTCTATGGTAATAACGGGTTACTTAAGAATTGTTCAGCGGGTAACGCCCAGGATTGGGTGTCTGCGGACGCGAACGAGGTAAATGTAGCCACCGGCAAGATCGTTCAAGGTCTCCCGGTGCGGGGTGGTTCTAACAGCCCTAGCGGCCTTTTTTGGAGCCTCGATAGTTTAGTGCGGGTCTCCTATGCGCCTCAGTCGCTCGGGATCCCCGGGACCGCCAACTTCGCGCCTCCGACTTTCTGGCGATATGATATTATTTCAAGCCAGACCTCGATCATGTCCTCGCAATGCGTCATCGAGTATGACGGTATATACTATTGGTGTGGTGTTGACCGATTCTTGCTTTACAATGGTACGGTTAAAGAAATTCCGAATTCGATGAATCAGAACTGGTTCTTCGATAATTTAAACTACAATCAGCGACAGAAGGTCTGGGCGCAGAAGGTCCCGCGCTATGGCGAGATCTGGTGGTATTACCCCCGAGGTGACTCCACAGAGTGCAACGACGCCATCATTTATAATGTGCGTGAGAATACTTGGTATGATGCGGGGGAAGCACTCGGCTCACGCCGGACGGCGGGTTACTTCTCGCAGGTGTTCGCCTACCCGATAGCAGCTACTTGGCCGGCGTCGGTCTCCGAGATCGTTTTCACAGAAAGCTACACCACGACCAACGGCAGTCCTTATCTGCCATCAAACACCTACAATAATCAGGTGCAGGTGGGGCAGGTGATCGTAGGCCCCGGCATCCCGGCTGGCACGCAAGTGTTAGAAATTCAGACCAGTGCTATCAATGCCCTGACTAACCTTGTACCGGGGTCTGGGTATGCGGACAACACTTATTCTGGAGTCGATGTCACGGGTGGATCTGGTGGTGGTGCCACGGTAGATATTACGGTCGCAGGGGGTGTGGTCACGGTCGTTACAATCGTTAACCCCGGATCTGGGTACCAAGTCGGTGATACGATCGCGGTTGATGATGCGGACATTGGTGGTGGCACAGGATTCAGCATTGACGTGGACACAATTTTTGTGCAGAATATTGTCATGGATGACAACGCCACCTCTTCTGGCACCGACATATTAGCTTTCCGCACCCAGGGTGATCTAGTTAAAATCTACCAGCACGAGATTGGTACCGATGAAGTAGACGGACAGAATACGTTGGCCATCCAGTCATACTTCGAGACCAGTGATCTCGGGTTGGTGACTGGTGGACCGGCACAACCTTCTATGGAAGGGCTTAATCGGTGGTTGCGTTTAGAACGGGTTGAACCTGACTTTTTGATGTCCGGGAACATGAAACTCTATGTCACCGGGCGCCCGTATGCTCAATCCCAAGACGACACTTCAAGTCCGTACATCTTCGGACCAAATACGAACAAGATCGATATGAAAGAGCAGCGGCGGGAGCTTCGTCTAAGGTTCGAATCAGATGAGGCCGGTGGTAATTACCAATTGGGCCGCGTGCTCCTCAACGCTACGGTTGGCGACGTCCGAGGATATTAATGTCTACGATTTCCCCTCCACTGGTATACGATCCTCGATTCCACACCTTCGAGTCTTGGGCATCGTTAATGGTCGAACAGTACGCGGCGAATCAGCTCTCGATCCCGACACCACAGACCGATTGGAAGGAGTGGGGTGCCGGCTTGAAGGCGATTGACGTCTTTACAAACGAGGCCATTCCCGGTCCTGATCCCTACGATAATTGGTTTGATTGGGCCTCGGCATTACTCGCTTCTATTAACCCTCAGGTGGTAGGGTCATGAAATTTGACGATTTCCAGGGCCAGGAGCGCCGGTTGCTCAGCGTGCTGAATAAGTATTTTCTTCGAGAAACCGGTGGGGATCAGCAAGAAGCCGACGTAATGATGAAAAAGTTAGCCACCGTGGTGCAAGATCCTGGAGCTAAACTCATAAATATCGATAACATTGTGTTTCTGATTCTGGTTCGGGGTAAGGGTGCGGTCGAGGTTCATACGATGGCTGCTGATCTGATTCCCGCCAATATGGTGAAAGGCTTCAAGAAGCTCGCCGAATATCTAAAAGAGATCGGCGTCAAGCTCGCCTACACCTACACGGAAGATCGGCGGTTCGCACGAATCGCTAGACAAACGCGACTCCCGTATAAAGAACTAGTCGAAGAGATCGATGGTAAACCCATGTACGTTTACATAGTGGAGTTCTAAGATGCCCGCCGCCCCAATTATCATAGGCGCTGCAGTAGCCGGTGGAGCTGCCACTGCGATTGGCACAGCGATCGTGGGTGGTACCATACTCGCAGGCGCCGCAACAGCGGTGGGTACTGCGGTGATTGCCGGTACGTTGACCGCCGTGCAGGGTGGGGATGCCGGGGACGTTCTTAAAAGTGCGGTCTTATCAGGTGTGGGTGCCCATGTCGGGAGCATGGTGTCCAGCGCCGTCACAAGCTCGGTGAGTTCGGCCACCGGGTCCACCCTAGGGACAGGAATCTCTGCCGGCGCCGCCGGTACGACCGGGATCACCGCCGGTGCGGGGAGTGCGGCAGGGGTGACTGCAGCAGCTGGAGCGGGTGCAACGCTTGGCGCGGGGGTGGCACCTACAGTCCTCGGTACACTCGCAGGTAACATGGCGGGTCGAGCGGTTGAAGCTGCTATCACTCAAAAGCCAATCGATCAAGCATTACTTCTCGGTGCCGCACAGTCAATTCCATTCGCGCTGGGTCAGTCCGCTGACTTTAAAAAGCTCCCGCAGCCGGTTCAAAGCGTTTTGACTTCGACCGCACAGGCGGCGGTATTAGGACAGGACGTACCTGAGGCTGCACTCACGGCGTTAGTACAATCGACTGGGATTGTGTCCAAAGCGATCAGTCAATCTCCCGAATTAGCTAAAGCTATTGAAAAGGATCCGAACTTCGCTCGATACGTGGTTGGAGCCGCGAATTCGGCACTGGTAGCAAAGGTACTCGATCGGGATGTGAGTGACGCGGTTGTGGCCAGTCTTGCCCGGACCACGGGCGAGATCATGGCGCAAAAGATGCAAGATAAGAGTCTAAAAGACGATTTGTATTTTGCCGGTAATCAGCATCGAGAATTCGAGGCCATGAAGGCTCGAACGGACGAAGCTGCAGAAAAAGTAAACTCACTCGTTGCTGCCAATAAACAGGATATACAGAACTTCACGGCTTATCAAAATCGATATAATAGTATAAATAAAGATTATTCATTATACCAAAGGCGTGCTGACCAACATAACAAAGACCTTAACGATCCCGAATGGCATAAATATATTGCTATGAACCAGCACGTCTGGGATTATTACGGCGAAGACAAGATAGCTCAGAAACAGAAACTCGTTGCGGACAATCAGGCTATGGCCGATGCGCTTCGTCCCGACTTAAACCAAGCGATTAATGATTATAACGCGTCTTGGCAAACACTTGAGGACAAAGGGTTTTGGGATGAGTACAACGCGGCTAAAGGACAGTTCGATGCATACAACACCGAACTCGAAGCCGTATGGAAGATGACCGAGCCCTATTATGACTTAATAGCAGAAGAGGGTATGGAGATTTATAATCTCACCGAAGATGCTCTCGTCACAGCTATTCAAGCCATCGACCCCCGAGAAATGATTGGTGAGGATCTTTCAAAATCCGATGTAGCAGTGCAAGCTTATTTAGAATCAATCACCAGTGGTGCGCCGCTTTCGGTAGCTTATCAAGCAGCGGAAAATGCGTTCCAAAGGGATCAAGACTACACAGAACGGCGCGACCGGTTAGTCAGTAGTGGTGTGGACGTGAATCAGCCAATGTGGATGAACAACAGCGTTACCATCACTCCGGATCTGGTGCAGACTGATGCGGAAGGGAATAAAACCAAGTTAACCCCTGAAGAGTTCGAAAGAATAACCGGCAGCGATTATAATCAAATGGTTGCAGGATTTACTGCAGCTCGGGATAAATCATCTCCTCTGTTCGATGCAAGTACGGGTGGTACAAAGACCTATGACTGGGGGAATCGGTCGATTCGTGAATACTCAGATGGGGATGTGTATTATATAGATAGCGCCTACCCGCAAGGGCGTAAAATGTCCTACCAAGAATACGAGCTGGTGACCGGTAGCAAGCATCGTAATGCGCCGTACTCAATCATTGAAGTCGGTTATGGCGACCCCGCACTTGAGAAGCTGATCGGGGCAGTAGCGCAGACGCCGACAACCGATTCGGATTTGCTGTCAAAGATCGAGGAGGTGGCGGCGCGCCCAGATATTGAGCTTCCGAAAGATCCATATCAATTGGTGCAGGCAACCACGCCTGGGGGCGAACAGATGTTACCCCCAATAGTGGTGACCCCCGACATAAGCAAGCTAGTGGCACCCACCATTGGCGAGACAATGTACAAAGAAGAGCAAAATGTGGTGATCCGTCCCGATCCGAATTTACCTCCGGAGGGACAGTTCGAACCCTTCGAGGTGTCTTATCGGTATGTGAATGGGTATAAGAGCGATGGTACCCCGTACAGGTACATGATCGAATACTCACCCATGTATGGTATCACGTATTATGATATCGAAAACGCAGGTGAGATCATAACCGAACGGCAGGCCGAGTCCGATAGAGTCACTGGATTCGATAGTAGTGGTGTGATCAGAAGTAACGTTCCAGCCACTCTACCGCCCATTGACTCAGGGACGGGTGCTGGAACAGGTACAGGTACAGGCGCTGGAACGGGAACGGGTACAGGGGCAACCGGGGCTGGAACGGGTGCACCGCCCCCGGTGGATTCGAGTCCGGTGGCGGAAACCACAACCCCACCGTCCTATACTACACTGTTTAACTTCTTGACGTCAGGTGAGGGTGGCCCCGAAGGGCAAAACCGAGCTATATTCAACCCCGCAGGAGGTATGGGGGCAGGCAATCCACAGGAAACCACGTGGTCACTCGTCGCGCGGGCCTCGCAGACCGGAACAAATGACGTCGTCGACGTGGGTGGTAAGATTTACTCGTTGCTGCTGCTTCCCGATCGGCAGGTGTTGGTGCCGAAGACGCCCGAGCCAGTACCGACCTATATTGAACTCTATCAGGATCCAGCCACCAAGACCACGGTGATGCAGGAGGTTGATGCGTCAAAAGCTCCCCCGGATATCGCTAAAGAAATAGCGAAAAAGGAGGGTGAGACGTCCGGTGGTGCTGCAGCTGGTGCGGAAGGTTCTGCCGGTGGCCGTGAAGGCACACCGGGGGATGCCACACCATCTCCTGGAACTCAAGTCTCCGAACCCTCTACGACGACGCCTCAAGCAGACTTGACCACGCCCGAGATTGCCGGAACACCAACAACGACTCCGAGCGTGCCACAAACGTCGGGGACAACATCTACATCGACTACGACCGGTCCATCAACGGACACCGGCTCGAACCTGCCATTAACCACGACCCCGGCGCCCGAAGTACCTACGGCCCAGCCGTCGGCACCACCCTCCTCGCCAACAAGTACGGCGGGCGAGCCGGGAACTCCATCTGGATCTCCGACCGGAACCGGCGCACCAAGCGCGGGTGGATTCGGAACCGGGGAACAACCGGGTGGTGGCGAAAGCGGAACGGTCCCGGGTGGTGGGGAAGGTACCGGAACTCCGGGAGGAACGGGGGAGGGTACAGCCCGTGGGGATGAGGGTACAGGTACTGGGACCGGAACCGAGGGTGAGGGTATTGGCACCGGTGGCACCGGGACTGGAACCGGGGAGGGCGAAGGAGAGGGCACTGGCGAGGGTGGTGGCACGCCTGTTACGACCTCTTCTTCGAGGACATTCATGAATATGCTTGGTCTCGGCGCCCTGGGGGCTGCTGCGGCCAGTGGGGATTACAAGCCGACTACTCCCGGCGAAACATGGTTGGGGGGACTATTCAGAACGGCACCAGACACAACCGCTGGGTTCCGACGGTTGTTAGGATTAGAACCAGAAGCACAAGAGGCGAGCGTGTATTCAGCACTTCAAAGAGCATCGGGAGTCCCCGACAATTTAGCATCCCCGGCATCCTTCTACTCCTACGGGAAAGAGACCTCGCCTGCGGATACCTTCAAATTCTACCGGCGCGGGGGGACTGTACAGGATGACCCTCCGAGTGATAAAATGCCTATGTCGCCACTTTTGATGTCGCATGGGGATATCCCCCACAAGGGTTCCCATTATGTCAATGGGGCGGGTGGTGGTCAGGATGATCTAATCCCTGCACAGTTAGCCGACGGGGAGTATGTTTTGGACGCCGAGATCGTAGCGGCACTCGGTGATGGTTCGAGTAAAGAAGGTGCGAAGAAGCTTGATAAATTCAGGGAAGCTATTCGTAGACACAAACGGTCGGGATCCTTGAAAGATATCCCACCGAAAGCAAAAAGCCCGTTGGCATATCTTAGGAGCGTCAAATGAGTCTCACCCAAGGTGAACCACTACCAAATATTACTACCACCAAGGACATCGAGACCACTGGTCCTGAGTGGTATACAGACTATCTTGAGAACATCGCCCAGGCCGGCGCACCTTTCCTCGACAAGACGGGTGAACAGCTCGTTGCCGGGTTATCCCCCACGCAGTCGGCGGCACTCGCTGCTGCTCCAGAGCAGATGGGGGCATATACCACCCCCATGGGTGCATCGCAGGAGGCCCTCACTGGGCTGACCAATATCGACCTGTACAACGACTACATCAAGAATCTGATGTCGGGGTACGAGCAGGACGTCATCGACGAGATGGCGCGGCAGCAGCAGGTCAATATGCAGCGCTATATGCTCCCGACGCTTAAAGGAGCATTCGTAGGTTCAGGGGGTCTTGGTGGTCAACGCTATGCCGGCGCTCTCGGACAGATGGGCGCAGATGTGGCGGCGAACCTTTACGGGCAGCAGGCAGCACTCCGTCAAAAAGGTTTCACCGATGCAATGAATGCTGCCCTGCAACAAGCAGGGATTGAGCGTGGTGCGGCGTTTGACCTCTCGCAGGCAGGAGCACTCGAATCGCAGGCAGCAGAACGAGAAGCTCGTACGCTGATGGATCTAGGCGCTACCGAGCGCGATGTCGAGCAACAGAGGCTATTGGCACCATTAGCGACAGCAGGGACGGTGGCGAATCTCTTTTCTAATCTGAAAGTCCCGTCCACCGTATCTGAAACTGCCGTGGGTCCGATCCCCGGTGCCTACAGCACATCTCCGTTATCGCAGATCGCCGGTCTTGGCACACTCTTTGCCTCCGGAGCCCAGGGCACATCCGCTATTGAAGGATTTAGTGATGTGCTGGGTCGATTAGGCGGCTATATCGGCAGCCAGATCGGCAACATTGACTTTGATTTCGGTGGTGGCGGTGATACAAGTGGTAGCTCGAATTACGTTTCGCCAAATCTTGAGGGTGATTATACCCCATTCTAATTGGAAGAATTATGGCTGATAACACCAACACCGATTCGTACAGTCCATTCCTGGCTGATCTGCTCAAGATCGACCAAACCGCGAACCTATCCCTTTCGGATATCGGGCGCCGTGTATATGGTGATAACGAAGAATACCTCGCTAAAAAGAAAGCCGTAGATGATGCTCGCGCCGCTATGGAAGGGGCGCTTACTACCCGGAAATTCAGGCTAGACCCACAGATGCTCGCATTGGCGCAAGGATTCCTTGCCCCCACCCGGACGGGGTCTTTTGGTGAAAGCCTCGGAATTGCATCGGGTAACTACCTGAAAGCACAGGAATCCGAGGAGCAGCGACTGCGGGAACTCGCTCGGATGCGGTACGAATTGGCACAATCGGGACTGAATGAAGAACGGGAGGCCGCGAAGCTTGGGCTCCAAGTAGCGTCGAAACTAACGCCGCAGCTGACCGCGATTCAGAAGCAGATCATGTCGGAGGGTATGAACCCACGATCTACGGAGGGAATGGCACGGGCGCGAGAACTCTACGCACAGACCCAGGCCACACCCGAGATGAAAGAATTCGCCGCTCGATCGGGTATTCCCCTCACCGATCCGAACTTCGCCGCCAAGATGTCCGAATCCCGTGGTATGGAGCCATTACGTCCGGTCGCTTCTCGTCTGGGACTCGACCTGTCGAAGCCTGAGGACGTCCAGCGCGCACGAATGGAGCTGCAGCGCGATAAATTCCGTCAGGAACACGCCGAGGTGGCCAAGAAGCTGCAGATCTTCGGTGGTGACCCGCTCAAGCCTGAGGACGTCAAGCGTGCCGAGCAGATGTTGGCACAGGAGCGCCAGCTCGAACTGCAGTCCAAGCAGCTCGGGATCGAGAGCACCAAGACGAACATTCTGCGCACTCAGCAGGAGATCTATGAAAACAGTCGTGCAGGTAATGCTGCCGTGGTTCCGGAAATCGCAGCGCAGCGAGGTGTTCCTGTGGATCCACAGACTAAGTACAAAGGAATGTCCGTTAGGCAGGCGGCAGACGCTCGTGCGAAGGACATCGACGAAGCCGAGAAGTTCATTAATGAGAAGATTATTCCTAATGTGCAGCAAGCCGACGCCGACATCAATAACCTCACCCGGGCGCAAGCCCTAAACGAACAGCTACGCACCGGGATGCGCTATGATCTGCCGATGGGTATAGGTACCACCGCTAAGGCACTTTCAGGTGACAAAACGCTATTCGACGAATTCGACGCCCTAGCCTCGCTGGCCGCGAAAGCTAACAGGATGCCGTCCGATTCCAACGTGTCCAATGCTGACTTAGCCTTCATGCGATTGGGGACCTTCAGTTCGGGTAAACAGCCCGAAGCGAATAAAGTCATTATCGAGTTCCTATTGGAGCAACGCAAACGCGACAAGGACTATGCTGAGTATATGTCGAATTATGCGGCGGTGAACGGGGTACTCGGACCACATGCACAGGCTAAGTGGCGTGAATATCTCGACGCGAATCCGATTATGTATAAAGATCCGAAGACTGGCGCCGCCCGTCTGAATCCGAATCGTGTCGACTACCGCACCTATTTCACCGCACCACGGGTTAAAGTCGACCCCAATGGAAGGGAACAAGTACGATGACCACCCGAGTAATCAACGGTGTAGTGTACGAATTCGACCCGGGAACCAAGCCCGAGGTGATCGAGTCATTTGTCGCTCGCAAGCAGGCCGAGGCTAGTCGCGGTGCTGAACCTGACGTCGCTGCTGCCACAAAGCCTGCCGCCTCCACGAGTGTGGGTAAACCCCCTGCGGCTCGACCCGAAGCTTTGCTGCCCGGTTATGGGGGGCAGGCGCTCCAAGGACTTTCCTTTGGATTCTCCGATGAGGCCATCGCCCGCCTACGCTCTGCTATGGGTGGTGGTGAATACGAAGATTTGTTAAAAGCCGAACGTGAGGGTCTACGGAAGTTCGCCGAGGCGAACCCGGTGTCTTCCCAGATCGCCGAGATCGGTGGGGCCATCGCGCCCGCACTGGTCACCGGTGGTGCCACGCTTCTGCCGAGTGCTGCTCGTACGGCACTGCCCAAAGTAGCTACCAAGATGGCAGGAACTCAGCCCTCGATCGCTCGCACGACCGCCCTGGGTACGGGGTCGGGAGCCCTGTCCGCAGTCGGTACATCCGATAAACCCCTGGCCGAGACCTTCGAGGAAGCATTGCAGGGGGCGACTGCCGGTGGTGCTACCACTCTGGGCCTAGGTGTGGTGGGTAAATACGCCATAGCACCGGCATTCAAGGCGCTGAAAAGTGCGCTTGGGTTCGGGGATGCTGACCGCATGGCCGATGTTGCAATCGCACAGGCGCTCGCTAAAGACGGGTATACGCCCGATCAGGCCAACGCGATGCTGCAGCGGCTGAACCGAAACGAACTCACGCTCGCCGACGTGGGTGAGAATACCCGTACCCTTTTGCGTCGTGCAACGGCGGCACCCGGCCAAGCCCGGATGGGCGCGAAAGGTGAACTTGCGGCGCGTGAGGCGGGTCGTACTGATCGGATCTCGGAAGACATGCGACAGCTCATGTCCGGGAGCAAAGACTTCTACACGGACGTGCAGGACCTGATTCGTCAACGGAGCAAAGACGCCGACGCTCTCTACAAGCAGGCCTGGAGTACCGCCACCCCATTCTCGCCACAGACGAACCCAGGACTCGCCCGACTGAGCGAGATGCCTTCCTTCAAGGAGGCGATGAAGGGTGGGCTGAAAGCGTTGCAGGACGAGGGGCTGAACCCGAATGACCCGGCAAATATTCTGAAGGGTCTGCACCACACGAAACTGCGCCTTGACGATATGATCAATGAGGCTATGCGTGCCGGTCGCGGGAATGAGGCGAGCCGACTGCTGGATATGAAGCGGGATCTCCTTGCCGAAATGGAGAAGAGTTCACCCGCCTATCGTACTGCCCGTCAGGTATACGCCGGCGACTCCGAGATGATCACCGCGATGGAAGAGGGCCGGAACATCTACAAGATGGCCGAACCCGAGATGCGCAAGTTCATCGAGCGCTTTAAAACTAATCCCTCCGAGTATGATGCCTTCCGGGCCGGTATTGCGCAAGCGATGCTGGAGCGTGCTCGTGTCGCGGGTCCCGCCGCTGACCCTTACAAGACCATTTTTGGTCGTGACGCCGAGGCCAAGATCCGTCGTGCCTTTCGTGATGATGCTGCCTTCGACGAATTCAAGCAACGGCTGCTCAACGAGCAACGGATGCTGGAGACCGAGAAGACCGGATTCCGACGCTCGCCTATGGACACCGACCTCGAACCTCGGGCCAGTGGGGTGGGCGCTGCTCGCGCCTTCCTGTCGGGCTCGCCGGTCACGGGTGCTATCGAAACCGCTCGTGCTGCTCTCCCTGCAGTCACTGGGATGCCTTCCCGCGTGGCGACGCCCACCGCGCAAAAGCTGCTCACCCCCACCAGTCAGGTGGATCAGGTCATCACCGGCATTTTGGGAAGCCTTAAAGCTGAGGAGCAGCAGTTAATGCGCCAGTCAGGACTCGCTAACGTAGGTGCTACTGTTGCAGGACAGCAAGCGGGTGCCCGCGACATCAAGCCTCAGTACCCCGGAGCGGAGAACCCGCTCTCGATGCCCCTCGGCATAGCTCCGTAAGGCTCTCGCATATGGGGTGGCTATAATGGTAGCTACCCCCTCCCCTAGAAGGCAAGGAAGTACCCACGGTGGGCTCCTGCTCGACTTATGCGCACGTATGAGGGGTATACCCAGGTTACGGAATTATTATTCTACCGGTGGGGGTTGGCGTCTGGAAGACCGGTTCTCTGTTCCACCGTTCCATGTCTATAAACTTTATATAGAACGGCCTGACTGCCTCAGAGGCCGCGTCGGTGGCCGAGCTTCGAGAGTCTGTTCCATTGTTCCACCGTTCCATCTCCCCGAATGAACTCATAATTCCGTTGACAGAACATCGCCCGCGTATGTGTAACAGTGGAACAGTTCTGTCCCTGGGGCGTTCGATCGGGGTTTGGGGCCGTTCCATCTGTGTTCCGTCAAGCTGGAACGGTGGAACAAAGAGATCTTGAACGGAACTCGGGGGTGTGATAGAATTCCGGTGTGGAAGTAGTTCCCACACACCGATAGTCTAACATAGAGGAATGGTTAATGGCAAGTAATCTATCGCAGGACTTCGCCGCGCTGTTCGCCGGAAACCTTCGTTCGTATGGGGAGTGGAACCCCAAAACGGGCGACATGGTCACCCATAAGGGTGAAGTACCGATGCAGGCGTACGAAGACCACCTGAATGGCAAAATGGGCCTCGGGATCGTGCCGATCACAGACGGTGACACCTGTATCTTTGGTGCCATCGACATCGACAAGCACGAGTCGCCCGAGGATATTGACTTCAAGGCCGTGGCCGCGAAGATCCGGGAATACCGGCTTCCGCTAGTGATGTGCCGCACCAAGCGTGGGGGCGCCCACCTGTATCTATTCGGGTCGGAGTATCTGAATGCTCGGCAGGTAAAGCGGATCCTCACTTCGTGGCGGGATATGCTGGAAATCCCTCACAAGACCGAGATTTTCCCCAAGCAGGACGCGTTGGCGACCTCCTCGGGTGAGCGGGCGCTGGGGAACTGGATTAACCTGTGCTACTTCGACGTGAAAGACACGAAGCGGTACGGGTTCGACGAGGCTGGCGACCCGATCTCGTTCGAGCTGTTCATACGGTTGGCCCAGAGCAAGCGGGTGTCGCAGGACGAGCTTAAAGACCTGTTCCAGCGGGAGCACCTGGAGGCGCCACCCTGCATTCAGAAGATGATCCACTCGGGGGTGGAGTCGGGCGCTCGCAATGACGCCATGTACAACGTGGTGGTGTACCTGAAGCGGGCGAGACCTGAGACCTTCTTCGACGACGCGATGGCGCTGAATCAAACGATGTTCGATAAACCCATGGCACCCTCGGAGGCCAAGAAGGTCATTCGGTCGGCGTCCAGACGGGACTATTTATACAAGTGTGCCGAGGAGCCGTGCAAGTCGCTCTGCGATCGCAAGACCTGCGTAACCCGGGAGTTCGGAATCTCGATGGACGAGATGAAGGATCTGGACGCGCACGACTCGCTGCCGCAGTTCACCGAGCTTATTGAATACCGGTCCGAGCCTCCCCGGTGGGGCCTGCACGTGAATGGGACGCTAATCCCCAATATCCCCACCACCGTGCTGCGGGATCCGAACGCTATGGGGACGCTGATTTTTGAACAGCTCAAGATTAACATCCCGAAGATGACCCAGGAGACGTGGCGAAAGCGGATCCTCGACCCCCTAGTACCGGGGTTGCGGGTGATTGAGGTACCAAAAGAGGCGTCGGCTTCAGGGGTGATTCAGTCCAAGTTCCAGGAGTTCGTGCAGAAGGCCGACCTCACCCGGGACGGAAAGGATACCGCCGATCGGAAGGCGCTTTTGCGCAACATTCCGGTGGTGCAGGAGATCAACGGGACGCGGTGTGTCGTTTTCAAGGGAACAGCCTTCTCGGAGTTTCTGAAGCGCAACAAGGCCGAAGTGCTCACCGGCATGGACCTGTGGACCTGTCTGAGGCGTGACTGCAACGCGGATCACGACAAGATCCGGATCCCCGGTGGCAAAACGATCAATGTGTGGATGGCGCCCATTACTGAAGACTACGAGGTGAAACTAGATGAACCCGAATTTAAAACCGAATTCTGATTTAAGGATCAGTTACGATGAGAAGTCAAGTCGTTTTCTTATTAGCTGTCCTCCTTGGCTCGTTGATCGAGTTCGTAAGGTCCCTAACCGGCGATGGGATGCTCGTCGTAGTGTCTGGGCTGCTCCTGTTCTCCGCTCTAATAGTGATTATCTCCTTCGAGCGTTTGATCGCGGCACATTTGAGGAGAAGGCGTATCAAAAGGCTGTCGAGTCACTAGAGCGTCGGAAGGTCGAGAACGTACAGTTCCCGTTCAAGTATTCGTTCAAGACCGAGCCGCGTCCATACCAGCAGCGGGCGCTGAATCACGCCTACGGCAAGCCCGGGTTCGCCTTCTATATGGACATGGGTACCGGCAAAACCAAGACGGCGCTAGATCTCTTCTCGGCTTATTTTCTTGATTCCAAGGTCGATCGCCTTCTGGTCGTCACGAAGTTCTCGACGCGAAAGAACTGGGAGCGCGAAGTCGCCATTCATGCGCCGATAAATACCGATGTGATGATTCTGAACACCACGAAGCCCAAGGTGTTCGAGGAATGGAACACGGGCACCGGTGACGCGATGAAGATTCTTATTGTGGGTACCGAGTCACTCGCTGCCGGCAATGCGATTCTCTACGCGCAAAAATTCGTCGACACCAGCACGCGGGTGGGTATGATCGTGGACGAAGCGCACATGATCAAGAATCACTCAGCGGTGCGGTCCCGCAATTGCGTGAAGCTCTCGAAGTCGGTCGCCTACCGGCTGATCATGACGGGTACCCCGGTGGCGAATGGCCCCATGGATGTATATATGCAGTTCGAGTGCCTAGATCCGGATATACTAGGGATCGGAGATTTCTACTCATTCCGGAATCGGTATGCGGTAATGGGCGGATTCGAGAACAAAGAGATCGTCGGGTACCAGAACATGGAGGAGCTGATCGAGCTGATCTCGCCGTTCGTGTTCCAGGTGCGCAAGTCCGAAGTGCTGACCGAGCTGCCGCCCAAGATCTACGAGACCCGAGAAGTGCAGATGACCGATGAGCAGCGGCGCCTATACAAGGACATCGCGAAACGTGACCAGACGGTGGTGGGCGACCAGGGGATTACGGTCAAATCGGTGCTGGAGCGGATGCTGCGGTTGCAGGAGATCACCGGGGGTGTGATCACATTCGAGCGCAACCCGGATCTGTTCGATCGGTCGAAGTTTACTCACTCTAGAATCGGGGGTAGGAATCCCAAGGTCGAGGAGCTTCTGGCGATCTGCGAGGAGACCGAAGGCTCGATGATCATTTGGTGTCGATTCGTCGAGGAGATCCGCATGGTCACTGAGGCACTGCAGGATGAGTATGGCCTAGAAAGTGTCGTGCAGATCTATGGTGAGATCTCGGAGGAGCAGCGCGATTATAATGTGCAGGAGCTATTCCAGAAGGGGCGGGCGCGGTTCCTCGTGGGTAACGCGGCCACCGGTGGAGTGGGGCTGAACATGACTCGGGCCGAGACCGTCGTGTACTACTCGAATTCGTTCTCATTCACCGACCGTGAGCAATCCGAGGACCGTGCGCATCGCATAGGACAGACGAAGTCAGTAACCTACATTGACATTATCGCCGAAGGAACGGTAGATTCTATTGTAGCACAGGCACTTCGGGAGAAGAAAGACGTGTCGGAGTTCGTGCGAGTGAGCATAAACGAGAAGAATGCAAGCGATCTATTCGGGGATGCGTAGCCCGTGTTATAATATAGATTCTTAGGAGATAGAGGACTTATGAACTTTTTACCAAAGCCCAAGGTGTACGTGACCCAAGAGGTGCGTACCGCGAACTACGGACCCGCCGAGCAATTTGGTGAAGTCGTGTTCCTCACCGCGTCAGAACTGTCGCAATTCAAGAATAGCGTGCACAACAAGAAGGTCATTGCCGTGCTGCGTGAGAATCTGAAGAACTTCAACAAAGAGATCGACTTCATCGCACCGAGTGGCTCGCCGGTCATTACGGGGCTGGTGTTCGCGATCTTGAGGGAGAAGACCTCGCACTTCCAGGTATTGAAATGGAACGCCCGCGACCAGATGTATGCACCCCTATTCATAAGCATTGAGGAGAACGAACTTGTCCACTGATAATAAATTCGCCAAGTACGACGGCATGGATCTTGTAGATCTAGTGATGGAAATGAACGACGTGCGCAAGCAGAAGGAGTCGCTCGAAGAGACGCTTAAAGAGGTGAACGAGACGTTCGACTTCTTGCGCATCACCAAGATCCCCACCGTCATGAATGACGAGAACATCGACCGGATCTCGGTCAAGGGTGTGGGTCGGGTGTCGATCACCGCCGACATGCACGTGTCGATCAAGGCAGACAAGAAGGACGACTTCTACCAGTGGCTGCGGGATAACGGGCGTACCGATCTGATTTCGGAGACCGTGAACGCGTCGACGTTGAAGGCTTCGGTCAAGAAGATGTTCAAGGAAGGCGAGATCCCGCCTGAGGACCTGTTGAATATTAGTCCCTTCGAGCGCGCAAGCATAACGAAGGAGTAAAGAATTCGGCGCGAGCCGGATACCGTGGCACGCTCCGGCGTGTCTTTAATCATGTAACTAGGAGCTTTAAAAATGGCCAAAGGTCAATTAGCAGTGGTAGAGACTAACGAAATCATCGTTGGCGATCAGATCCCCGATTACATCAAACAGGGTAATCGTGGTGCCGAGAACGTGGGGAATGATGACCTCATTATCCCGCGAATCGAACTGATTCAGGCGCTGTCCCCGGCGCGCAAAAAGAACGATTCGGCCTACATTGAGGGGGCCGATGAGGGTATGCTCTACAACAACGTGACGCGCGAACTGTATGGTTCGACCGTGACGGTGGTCCCCGTGTTCTACACCAAGCAGTATCTGATTTGGAAGGATCGGAAGGTGGGTGGCGGGGGGAGCAATGGGTTCCGGGGTGCATTCAATTCCAAATCCGAGGCCGATGACGCAGTCGCGGCGTTGGGTGAGGAAGGCCTGGAAGTGACGGACACGGCGCAGCATTTTGTGCTCGTGAAGCTCAAGGACGGTGGTTGGCAGGAGGCGGTCATCTCGATGGCCAAGTCCAAGATGAAGGTGAGCAAGCGTTGGAACTCGCTCATTCGACTCACCAACACCGACTCGTTTGCCCGGGCGTACCAGCTGTCGGCGGCGACCGAGACGAATGCGCGGAATGAAAGTTACTATAACTTCGCCGTTCACCCGCTCGGATTCGTGTCGAAGGATGTGTACGAGAAGGCCGAGAAGCTATACCATACGATCCGTGGCGGCGCAGTGAAGGTCTCCTCGGACTTCGATGGTGAAGTAACACCAGCGAGCGACACCGAGTTTTAATGCGCGTTGAAGCGATTTACGGACCTCCCGGCACCGGTAAAACTACCGAGCTGCTGCGGAGGGTCCAAGAAACGCGCGATGCAGGAGTGCAAGCGGAGCGGGTGGCATTTATGTCGTTCACCCGTGCCGCTGCCCATGAGGCGCTCTCACGACTCGGAATCAAGAAGTCCGACAATGTGAGCACCATCCATGCGATGGCATTCAGGCATCTACGTTTAAAACAGGCTCAGGTGGTGGATACGATTAAGCTGCGCGAATTCTCGGTAGCGACCGGGATACCGGTAATCGGAAAATCACCCGAGGATGACGAAGAGAGAGCAGACGGGGACTACTATCTTGACATTCTTAACAACGCGCGAAACACCTTCATGGAACCCTCGATGGCGTACGACTTATCCGAACGACCAGGAACTCGTGCGGAATTCGATATGTTTGTTCGGGCTTACGCTGATTGGAAATCTACCTACGGTTACTACGACTTCACCGACATGCTCGAACGATCGATCAAGCGAGGTGTTTCGTTGGATGCAGAGGTTATCTTCGTCGACGAAGCTCAAGACCTATCACCTCTTCAGTGGCAGGTTATCGACCGCTTCTGCAAACGCGCAGATGAGGTTCACATTGCGGGAGACGATGACCAAGCGATTTACACTTGGGCAGGGGCAGATCCGCATGGTATGGCTGTCTTCTGTGAGAAACACGGTGGTACTAGCCAAGTTTTATCGCTCTCACATCGACTTCCTGTTGCTGTCTACGAGAAATCTCAAGCCCTCATTCGTCGAGTCCTTCGCCGAGTCGATAAGAAGTTTAGTTCCAAGGGTCATGTGGGATTGGTACGCCTACACGGTTCGATCAACTCGGTGGACATCGAAGGGGGAACCGATACGCTACTTTTGGCGCGGACGCACTCAGTCCTGCGTGAGGTCGAGCGCTCGCTCATCGATCGCCGAATACCGTATCTTAGGGAGTCGGGTCGTCCCGGAATGTACCAGAACAAGATAGCGAACGGTATCCGGTCGTTCCGCAAGATGGAAAGCGGCGTGACGCTCACTGATACTGAACGCAACGCGCTCTGGACGTTGGCGGTACCTGAGGTCAAAAGGATGCTGGACCAGAACGATTACAAGTCGGTGGTGGCGCGTCCGTTCTATGTGCAGCTCGACATTCCATCGCGGGTGGTGGATTTCTATATGGATGCGGATCTCGACAGCGTACCTTCGCTGCGGCTATCCACGATCCATTCGGCCAAGGGTAGTGAGGCCGAGCACGTGATTCTGCTTACCGACCTGACGACGCGGGTGCAGCAGACCGCCGAAAATAATCCGGATGATGAGGTACGGGTGTTCTACGTGGGGATGACTCGGAGTAAGAACATACTGGACATAGTGGAGGGATACAACGGCTATAGATTATAGACTTGACAGGATAGCAGCACCGGCAGTATAATTATTACTCGATAACACTAATAGAGGACTACCACAATGTACGATAATACCAATACCGGGATGTTGATGCGGAATCGCAATCGCGAGACCGAAAAGCATCCGGAGTTTACGGGTTCAATCAACGTCGATGGCGTGGATTACTGGCTGTCGGCTTGGGTGAACACGGGCAAAGAGGGTTCCAAGATCGAGGGACAGAAGTACTTCCATCTGAAGATCAAGCCGAAGGATGGGGTGAAGCCCAAGGCACCCCCGAAGGCGCAGAATCTCGACGATCTCGAAGACGACTACCCATTCTGATGTTTCCCCGTATTGACTCCCCTACAGTCGTGACGATCGACTGCGAGACCACCGGGCTGAAATGGTGGCAGGACCGCGTTTTCGGTGTGTCGCTGCTTCTCCCGGGCGTCGAGCCCTTCTACTGGGATCTGCGGCAGACACCCACGGCGGTGGACTTCCTGCGGGACCTCGCCGAGTCGAAGGCGGTCACGCGATGGGTGAACCACAACATCAAGTTCGATTACCATTTTCTGCGTGAGGCGGGGATCGTGCTGCCCTTGAACCGGCTGCATTGTACGATGGTCCGGGGCGCGTTGATAAACGAGCACGAGCCCACCTACGCGTTGGACTTCTTGGCACGCAAGTATGCGGGGCAGAAGAAGGAAGAGGAGATCTACGAGCAGCTGGCGAAGCTTTTCGGCGGGAGGGCCACGCGGAACGCACAGATGCCGAACATATCGAAAGCGCCGGCGCAGGTAGTAGCACCCTATGCCAAGCAGGACGTGGTCGCGGCCTACGCGCTTTACGAGTGGCAGGAGCAGGAGATCGAGCGGCAGGGTCTGCATCAGGTCTACGCCCTTGAGCAGCGGTTAATGCCCGTGATCATCGACATGGAGCAGCAGGGCGTGCGGGTTGATGTAGAGCGTGCCGAGGAGGCCGTCGAGGACCTTACCCGTCGGGTCGACATCATGCAGAGGGATCTGAATAAGATGGCAGGCTTCGAGGTGAACCCGAACCCTTCCGGATCCATCACCGAACTGTTCAAGCCCGAGCTGCGCGATGACAATGAATGGTACTTGATCGATGGCACCCGGGCTGACAAGACCGACGGTGGAAAGGCGTCGATCAACGCCGAGTGCCTGCGGCGGATGAAACACCCTGCGGCCAAGATGATTCTGGATCTGCGCAAGATGCTCAAGACGCGCGACACGTTTCTGTCGGGCCACATTCTGGGGCACCACCACGACGGGGTCATCCACTGCAATTACAACCAGACCAAGAATGACGCGGAAGCGGGGACCGGCACGGGACGGCTCTCGGTGACGAACCCGGCGCTGCAGCAGATACCGTCACGGGATAAAGAGATCAAGGCGTTGATTCGTCCGATCTTCTTGGCCGACCACGGCGCTCAATGGCTCGGTATGGACTGGTCGCAATTCGAGTTCCGGGTGGCGAACCACTACGGGAACGTGCCGGCCATTATCAAGGCGTACGCGGATAACCCGAATCTGGACTTCCACCAGCTAGTATCTGATATGACCGGAATCCCCCGGAACGCCCAATACGCCGGTGGTCCCTCTTCCAAGGCGATTAACCTGGGGCTGGCCTTCAACATGGGGTCGGGGAAGCTGGCGCAGGAGTGCGGGTTGCCGTACACGGAGGAGACCGGGCCGAACGGGAACGTGTACCTCAAGGCGGGACCCGAGGCGATGGAGCTGTTCGAGAAATACCACTCCGCGAATCCTGGGATGCGGAACATGGCGCAGAAGGCGTCCAGTATCGCCAAGGAGCGGGGGTTCGTGCATTCGATCATGGGGCGGCACATCCGGTTTCCGGGTGGGCAGTTCGTGCACAAGGCGTCGGGGCTTATTTATCAGGCAACGTCCGCTGATTGCATGAAGCAGAAGCTCATCGAGCTGCACGAGTATCTGGCTGAGCATGAATGCGGGCGGCTGCTGCTGACCGTGCACGATGAAGTGGGGATATCTTTAGACAACGACTCGAAGGAGCACGCGGAACATATAGCGCATATATATACAACATTCGATGGAAAAGAATGCCCAATCGGGCTGCGGGTACCTATCACCTGCGACTGGGGACTGGGCGATAACTGGTATGATGCAAAGGGATAAACACAAATGCGTATAGATTTAGTACTAGATCTGCAGTACGGCAGCACAGGCAAGGGACTTCTTGTCGGGTGGCTCGCTAAGCGTCACGCGTACGACACGGTGATCACGACTTGGGCGCCCAACGCGGGTCACACATTCATCGACAAGGAGGGCCGCAAATTCGTGCACACCCAATTAGCGCTCGGGATCGTGTCGGACTTCTGTGATAAGGTGCTCTTGGGGCCGGGTTCGGTGATCGACCCCCAGAAGCTTTTGGCCGAGATGGCGGCGTGCAAGGACATCATCGAGGCGCGGAAGGTTAAATTCTACATTCACCCTCATGCGGCGGTCGTGCTTGAACGGCACCGCCAGATCGAGAGCGAGAACCCGGGCAAGATTGGTTCTACGCGAAAAGGCGTAGGTGCGGCGATCATCGACCGGATCAATCGTCGGGTGGAAGAGCCGAACGTTGCTTCGCATTGCCCGGGTTTGATGCAATTTGTGGTTACCACCGAGGAGTGGCACGATTTAGTCGATAAGGCCGAGAACCTGATGATCGAAGGCGCACAAGGCTACAGCCTGTCGATCTACCATGGGTTCTATCCTTACACCACCTCCCGCGATGTGAGCACGATGCAAATCCTGGCCGATGCTGGCGTATCAATGACCAAGGTGATGAAAGCCAAATCCGGGAGCGCTTTTCACGTTTACGGCACCGCTCGCACTTATCCGATCCGGGTGGCTAATCGCTACGCGGACAATGGTACCGAGGTGAAGCTCACCGAGTGGAGCGGACCTTGCTATGATGACCAGCGCGAGATCTCGTTCACCGATATCGGACAGCCGCAGGAGTACACCACGGTGACGAACCTACCGCGTCGGGTGTTCACGTTCAGCGAGACCCAGATTCAGGAGGCTATTCGATACAATGGCGTGGATCGGGTGTTTTTGAACTTCGTAAATTATGTGCAGGATGAGGCCGAGATCGTTCGCATTGTGAACGCTATCGAATCAATCGAGGGTTGCCGGATTGCGGCGATCGGGTTAGGGCCAACCGAGTCGGATGTACTGGAGATTGATGATACCATCTGGGGCTGCACGCAATCGACGGATCGACGGAAACGAATTCTTGAAATGTGGCGGACTTATAGGAGGAATTTCAATGCCTAAGTATGAATCGGATTTTCACACCAAAGAACTCTCGCCCACCCCGTGGCACGCGGAGGATACCGAGCTTAAAGACGCCAATGGCGCCATGATCGCGACGTTCGAGGTGCGGCACTCGACCCTGGGGGTGTTGGAGGGAGCGTACAAGAATTGCGAACTCGCAGCGCGGGCGGTGAACGCCTACACGAAGCGGTCGGGGGCCGACATTCGGCAGCTGCAGCAGCGGGTGACGGATTGGGCCGATAAACAGTTCCCGGGGCGGTCCACTGCTGACGTTCTACTCAAGCTCTACGAGGAACTCGGCGAGTACGCGCGAAACCCGAAGTCTGCGCACGAATTGGGCGACGTTATGATTCTGCTTCTGGACGCTGCGGCGATGAACGGAATCGACATTCACAAGGCGGTAAACGAGAAGATGGACATCAACGAGCACCGCGAATGGACGGTAGACACAAATACCCGAATCATGAGGCACGTATGAGCACAGAACCAGTAGTAGACCCGAAACACGTGCAGTTCAATCGGTGGTTCAATGTGCTATTCCCGGACCAGACGCCGGAGGTGCGATTCAAGCTCGTATCAGCGACGGTAGCCACCTGGAATGCGGCACTCACGGCAGCAGCCGAGCAGTTTTATGCACGACTGGAAACGGAAGGGTACGACAAGAACCTGTCTGCCGATGAGGTGGCCGACATGATCGAACGAATCAAGGTGATTTCTTATGTTAACATTAACTGAGCAGCTACGCGCCGGCCATGTGAAGCGGTGGCAGATTGTGCAGACGTCACGCACGCAGACCCTGGCCGAGCATTCTTTCCACGTCTGTATTCTGGCCGGGGAACTCGCCCTGCACGGCAAGTGGCCCGGACTCCAGGTGCCGCAGCAGCGGTTAGAACTCATGCATTGGGCGATGTTCCATGACCTGATCGAGGTCAAGACCGGGGACTTGGCGTCGCCCTTCAAAGAGTGCTTGCGGCAGGCGGGTGGTGAGTCTATCATAAACGACGCGGAAAAGATCGCCGACCCGGACTATCACGCACGACATATGCGGGTGAAGGGGACTCCGATCGAGACGATTGTGAAGCTCGCCGACATGATCGAGGCCGCGTACTTCCTGCAGGATAACGGGGTGGGGATTCACGCGAAGGAGGTGCTGATTAGAATCGAGCAATCGATAAACCAACTCGCCAATGCATCGGTGGAGATGCATCCGGAGCTGTCTCTGTACTTCGCCACGCAGATCATCTGCGAGCGAATTCTGCATGTGAGGATATTCAAATGAGATGCGTTTCTTGTGGTGGTGACACCCGCGTGACTACGACCTATCAAAATGCGGTAAACACGGTGCGTAGACGTCGCGAGTGCTTGGAGTGTGGGATTCGATTTACAACACGTGAGGCACAGATGGAGGTGGTTGATGAGGTGGATCGAGTGGATAGTGGACAAATGGATCTTTTCAGTGAGACCAACGGAGGTGTTAGACATGAAGAAGCATCCGCACGCGGAAGTAATTAAGCAGTGGGCAGAGGGAGCAGAAGTTCAATACTTCGACGTTCAGACGAAGAAGTGGGTCGATGATGACACGCCGATCTTCACGCCGCTGATTCCACACCGGGTGAAGCCCGCGCCCGCCGATCTGGCGTACAAGGTGCGCATCGACCGCAATGCCAAGAGAGGGAGCGTTTCCCTGCATTATCGTCGCGCACGCTCGGTGGGTACGTTCAAGCCGAATCTTGAGGTCGAATTCGACGAGAATGGTAAACTTACGAAAGCGAGTGTAATCGAATGATACAGGAGCTACAGGAGATGAAGAACGAGCCTTTCTGGATGGGGGCGTTTTTCGGTAGTGTCATGATGCTGCTCACGGTGCTGGCTTTTGAGCGGCTGATGGCGACGCCTGACCCCAGCGCGGTGAACATGCCCAAAGACATTATCCAGGCCTACAACATGGGGCATAAGGATGCACTCAAGACGAATCCCGCCGGCCTGGAGCTTGAGCAGACGTGCCTCGAACTGTGGGCGAACAAGCAGCCCCGTTGACCTGGGTATATCGTCCGTGGTATAATCGCGGATTCTTAACCACTATAGAGGACATACGATGACCCCCATATTCTTTCACCCGAAGCAGCGCTCGTCCTACGACTTCGTTTCGCTGTCGAAGATCCCGATGTTTGTCGACCAGTCCATGCGGTTCCCGCACTCGGACTTCGAGCCGTTCTCCGATCAGCAGTTCATGCGAGCACATGAGCCGAAGTACGTGCACAACGTGTTCTCGCAGCGCACAGTCAACGGATTCGGGAACAGGAACCCGAGCGTGAACGAGTCGCTTCGGTACTCAAACGCCTCCTTCCTTGCCGCCGCCCGCCACGCGCTCGAAAACCGCATCGTGACCTGCTCGGCCTCGCAGGGGTTCCACCATGCACACTACAACAACGGGTATGGGTACTGCACGTTCAACGGGCTTATGATCGCCGCTGCGGATCTGGTGGAGAAGGCCGGCAAAATTCTGATTCTGGACGGGGATGCGCACCTGGGGGATGGGACGGATGACATAATCGAGGAGCTGCGGCTCGAAAAGCAGGTGACCAACATCACCCGGGGGCGGGGGTTCAAGGAGCAGATGGCGAATTGGACGGTACAGAACATATGGCATCAGTGGGTGTCGGACTTGCTAAGCCACTACAGGCCGGGTATAATTTTTTATCAGGCAGGCGCCGACGCCTGGGACCAGGACCCGTACAACGCGGGGTACCTGTCGATGGAGCAATTGGCGATGCGAGATCGGGCGATCTTCCAGGCAGCACGTGATTTCAAGACGCCTCTGGTGTGGAATCTAGCAGGTGGCTACTCACACCCAACGCAAAAAGTGGTCGACATTCACCTGCAGACGTTGAATATTTGCGATGAGGTGTGTTATGAGTAAGAGCAAGCGTGCCATGTCCCTTGTAGATCTCTTGACCGGAATTGGCAAGACCCACCAGGAGATAGTGCGGCAAGTGCCGGAATCGGCGAAGGTACCGGTGGCCAAGCGACAGCAGACCGAGGGAATGACGCCCGGCGAGATCGTGCAGTTTTACTCCGAGAACGAGATGCTCGGCAAACTGCCCTCGGGTGAGCCGTATGCAGCCGACATCATGGACATGTCGGACACTTCGATGATGAAGCCTGCCCTCGGATCTCGACTTCCGCTGAATTCAAGAGTTCGCTTTTTCCCACAGAGTACTCTGGCGAAAGATTACGGCGATCGCATGGACGACATCCTACGATCCGACCGCAAGTACTTCACGATTGACGAAGATAAGTACGTCCTGGATCCGAAGCTTTATCCGGGTGTGACGAGGATGATGGCGAATCTGCACCTCGGTCGATTCGCAGGGGGACCCGAGCCTCGGCCTATGCACTTTGGTGCTCTTGCTGCGCCCGAGGGGGCGGGGAGCCAGGGATACCAGATGCTTTACGACCTGATGCGCTCGTCCGGGGATTTGAATGTGGCTGATGCGCTCACCTCCCGTAACGCGTTGCGTCGTCCATTAAACGTCGCTAACACTGCCTACGCTCAAGGATCACTCAGGAATGTGATGCCCACCAGTGAGAAGGGTACGGGGTTTCCGAGTGAAGGTTTGAGCAACCGGATATTCGGGATGCCAGGGGATCGACTAGCGCAAGAGAACGACGCGCGTGCGTATCTGTCTCAGCTGTTGGGGACCACGGATCTGTATGACAAGCGGATCAATCAGATGATTAGTGCCTCGACCGGAAATCTCGCCAAGGGAGCGATTGACAACCCTATGGGTGCAGCGGGGTATCTGGAGCTGCTGAACGCGTTTCGCGCTCGCCAATCGCGGATTCCGGGATATGAGCAAAGCCTGCACCCGGCTGAAACGAAGAGATTGCAGAGCATCGTAGGCCCGGTGATTCAACAAAGCAAGGACAAGGCAGCGGCACCCGGTGGGCTCGGTGCGGGTGCTCTCGGAAGGGCTCTCACGACCGAAGCAGCGACTCGGGGACTGCAGCTAGGGTTGACGCCCGAGGAGATCGCAGAAAGCATTCTCCGGGGCTCGCGTGACCCCGCCGTGGACTTCAAAGGCCGTTATCGTCGTGGTGGACTCGCGGCAGCAGCTGCCTAGAGAGGGGTATAGAAATGGGGGAATCAATGGTTGAGATTACGAGCGGTTTTACTATAGAGCCGGGTATAGAAACTATGGTACCAATACCTGTGACTGACGTGCATCACGTGCTGGCACAACGCGGGGAACAATACGGAGATTTCAAGATGATGGCTCAAGTCGCGCAGGAACTCAAGGACACGCTCCGTGAGGCTGCTGGTTCCGGTCGGGTAGCACCCTACCAGTGGGAGTCGCTCGAACTGATCTGCACGAAGATGGCCCGAATCGTCTGCGGGAACCCTGACCACGAGGACTCTTGGACCGACATCGCCGGGTACGCGAAATTGGTGGCCGACCAGCTCAATCGACCTGAAGACCCGTCGCACGTCGCGTACAAAGAGATGGTCAAGCGGTACGACGCATTCTCGACTTGACAAATTACCGGACCCGTGCTATAATACGGGTTCGTAGTACTTTTATAACCCAATAGAGGACAGACCCGAAATGAAGACGAAGAAACCCGTAATTACCGAGGCCATGGTGGACGAACTCGCGACGATTCGCGACCAGCTACGCTCACTCACCGCCCGGGAGAAGACGCTAAAAGAGGCATTCCGTGCGAATGGTGCCGGGATCTACGCCGGCGAGCACCACCAGATCGAAGTGGTGTTCACCACCCGCCCCCAGGTCGACATGGACAAAGTGCGCGACCGGCTCGGCGTGGAGTGGCTCGATGCGAACTCGAAGGAGGTGGAGGTCATGAACCTTCGCCAAATGGAACTCGTATGACAAGGGAGGAAGTCATGGAAGCGCTCGGCATTGTTGCCGTACTTTTCATCATTTACCTGATCCTGGTGATTCTGTTCTACTAGGATCGGACGACTTGACAGGGTAGAGCACCTGTGCTATAATACGGGTTGCTTTACCTTTTAATCACTTAATAGAGGACACTTCAAAATGGCACATGAACTCGCATTCAAGGCAGACGGTAACGCGGCAATGGCTTACACGGGCGAAAAGCCCTGGCACGGCCTGGGGCAGCAGCTCGACGCGGACGCTGATCTTAACACGTGGGTAGAAGCTGCGGGCTTTAATTGGGAAGTCAAGCGCGCACCCATTCACTTCGAGCAGCGCGACGACGAAAATGCGCCGGTCTGCATTCGCACCGTCCCCAATCGGTGGGCACTCTACCGCTCGGACAATGGGAACCCGCTCTCGGTGATGAGCAGCAATTACCAGATCACGCAACCCCGGCAGGTGATGGAGTTTTTCCGCGAACTTATCGAGATCGGTGGGTTCAAGATGGAGACGGCAGGGCAGCTACGCGGTGGTTCTACCTATTGGGCATTGGCCAAGGCCGACGATTCGTTCGACGTGGGTGGCGGTGATCGGGTGCTGCCCTATCTGCTGCTCGCATCCTCCTGCGATGGCTCGCTGTCGAATCTGGCTCAGTTCGAGACGATCCGCGTCGTCTGCAATAACACGCTGTCCATGGCCGCATCACGCCAGGACGAAGGGCAGGTTCGGATTCCGCATAGCACGAAATTCAACGCCGAGCTTATCAAGACCCGCCTGGGGCTGATCGGTGGATCGTGGGAGCGATTCAAAAAGGATGCGGTCGAGCTGTCGAAGCGCGAAGTGTCGAAAGAGGAAGCTGCACGCTTCATCACTCAGGTACTGTACGACCAGGACGAGATCGACGAAGAGGAGACAACTGTCACCCGTCCGATGCTCAAGCTCGTGACCGAGATCTACCTGAACGGGATCGGCCAGAACACGAAAACGGCACAGGGCACTGCCTGGGGACTGGTGAACGCCTTCACCCGATTCGTCGACCACGAGCGCAAGTCATCCTCGAACGACTCGCGCCTGCAATCGGCGTGGTTCGGCTCTGGGGCACGACTGAAAGACAAGGCGTACGCTCAGGCACTCGCTATGCTATAATCGGCGTGCGGTGCTGCTGCTTGTCGGACTCGCTCTTTCCCCCTTTCGTAGGGTGAGTCTGACCCCGAAAGTGGGGACGGATGTGAGAGTCGGTCTTGGGCTTCGGGAGTCGGTAGCGGCACCACTTTTTTTGCAATCATTCACATAGAGGACTCTTACGAAATGAAACGCTTCATCGACGGCAATTCGCCTTATCAGCACCTGCTGCAACCCCTGAACGACCTGATACCATTCGTGGGCAAGGTAAAAATGCCCTATGCGAACAAAGCGCTTGAACGATTTCGTCGCGCGTCCAACGTCTATTGGGATTTGCACCACGAGGATCTGGCAAACGAAAGTAAAGAGGTGTGGCCGGTTTTTCGCATTAAGGTCACCGACTTTCGGGGTGACCTGAAGTACGGGACTTACGACCAGTACCACATGAACCTCACGCTGCTGGCCGATGCGATCGAGCCCGTGATGCTCGAAATTGTGGTCAACGCGTACTACGAGCAGATTCTGCGAGGCCGCGTCCGACCGGTCGAGCTACCCCACTTGACACAATTAGCCCACCCATGCTATAATTCAGTTTCGTAGTGCTTTGATAACCTAATAGAGGACAGACGAAATGAATTACGTACAATACGCCCCCGATTCGCACACCCTGTACCTGACCCAGAGGAGCAAGGGTAATTACAAAATCCAGGTAGTAGACCGCGCGCAGAATAAGCTTGTGCACGTCTTTTTCGCCCAGAGCTACAAGCGTGGGGAGTGGACGCTCTATAATCTGCAAGGCGTGCAGGTGATGCGCGATGCCACCATGCAGGCCCTGATAAACATGCTGCTTCACTCGCCGCTGTCCTACCATCAAGAGCTTACCGACAAGGAGACCGTATAATGAACACGACAAAACCCCAATACCCCAAGCAGCAAGTGACCTACTGGCAGGCAGTCCTGGACCTTGCTCAAGAATTCGAGCGACTGGAAGGGATCGATGCGCTTGAACTCGGCGAATATGTGCGTCGGATCAACCTCCATAGCGCCGGCAACCTAGTCCCCGACCTTCGCTCGTTCTTCGAGGGTCCGTTCAATATCCTGCCCCCCGAACAGTCGGCACTCACCCGGGAGCAGCGGGAGGAGATCCTCGTGGCCTATTGGGACCTCTTCTTGGAGTCCGCCGATAGGATGCGCACCATCGAGGCCCTGATGGACGCCGGGGACCACCGGGCGATCAACAGGCACTCGGACGACGTCGAACTGGTCGCGGCCTGGGCGGAAATGGGGTACACCGAGCTGCCCGAGGAGAGCGTCGAATAGGGGTACTTGACAGCCTATTTCACCCGTGCTATAATTCAGTTTCGTAGTACTTTCAATCACTTAATAGAGGACAGTCAAAATGAACACACAACACGCAATGATCATCAAAGCCGGCACCACCCACGAAGTCGTCAAGGTCGAGAAGGGTTGGACCACGCTTCGCATGGCCGACGGCACCACCCGCTCCTTCCGTGCCGCTCAGCTGCAACCCGTCACCGTCCGTGCTACCAGCACCCCGGTGACCGAGATCTTCGCCCAGGCCACCGCCGCCAATGCCCTTCCTGAGCCCAAGAAGCCCACGGCCAAGGCCGGTCGTACTCCTGCCGCACCCCGGGCTCGCAAGCCGCTCTCGGAGCGCAAGAATGGCGTGATCGACTCGGCCTACCTGGGCAAGTACCAGTCGTACAAGCGCGGCACGAAGTCTTCCTTCGACAACGGCGACGGCGTGGCACAGGTCCTGCGCTGCCTTGCCCTTGAATTCGTCTACAAGGCCGTGGCGAAAGAGGTGCAGGAGTCGGTCGAGTCGCTCCGTGCCCGGTACGGCCACCTGAATGCCGGCATGCAACGCATGAACCTGGGCAACAAGCTGCGCGCCCACTACCGTGCCATTTCGGCACCCGCCACCGTTTAATCACCCCCACCAATACGATAGAGGACAATGAAAATGAGCTACTTCGCGATTCACCAAGCCCCCACCCCCCAGGCGTTTTTCGACGTGCAAAACGCGCTTTACGACCTTTGGGGCGAAAGCTCCATCAACGGCGTGCCCGACATGACCCACCTGCGACTGAAGTTTTACGAGCAGCTGCTGCAAGACGTGCGAAAGTACCAGTACGTGGCCGCGATCGAGGCCGAGTCGCTGGAGGAGGTCTTCGAGATCGGCAATTGCGGACCCGAAGGCAAAATCATGCGACGTGCCCCCATGCACTCGATTTCGGTCGGCGACATGATAAAATCACAAGACGACGAGTGCTGGATCGTCATGCCCCGAGGGTTCATGCGAATAGGCAACGTCACTAAACCCCAACCGGAGCTTTACTATGCCTAAGCTGACCCGCGACATGACCGACCAGGAGTTCATCGACCACATGAAGGCCACCGCACCCACCTCCCCGGTGGTGTGCGACCCGGCCCGGTTGCCGAAGCCCATGCCACTGAAGGCGCTAGGGATCAAGGCCACGCCGAAGGCCTCCGGAGCCTCTCCGTCGGGCTCGAAGGGGTCGGTACCTAGGGTAGTAGCTGGACCCCAAGACGAGGCCTCCCGGATGGTTCGGGAGTGCTTCTCGGACGAGGATCTGGTCGCCCTGTGCAAGCGGCACAGGATTGACCCCACCCTGGTCACGACCGCCCCCAATAGGGGAGTGGCCAAGATGCGGGTGTCCAACGCCCTGCGAAAGCTGCTGAAAAATGCGACTGCCTGAACAACGCCTCTGGGACCGCCTCTCGTCGCTCATGTCCGGGCGATGGGTGGCAACCCGCGTTGAGAATCGGGTCGAAAAGTCAATGCCCGACCTCTTTTTCTCGCACCACGAGGTGCACGGTTGGATCGAACTGAAAGCCTACCGGCAACCGACACGCGGCACGACGAAATTCAAGATCTCGAACTGGACCGCCGGCCAACAGGCCTGGGCGCTTCGATTCGCAGAGGCACTGACCCCCGTGTGGCTCGTTATTCACTTCGACCGGACGAACGAGATCTTCGTGCTCGGCGCCCACGACGCGCTGGCCGCGAATAACAGGCTTTCGGTCGACCAATTTCGTATCAAGTACGGCCACCAAGCCCTGGGGTGGAACGTGCGCGACGCAAAAATGATGATTGACTTGCTGCAACAGGCGTGGTTTAATTCGTGTGTGACCGCTGCAATGGCGCCACCAGTGTTGCGAGTAGTACCGAGCATCAGCATACCAAAATAGCGTTCTACCGTTCTACCTTGACGGAACAGAGATGGAACAGCGAAGCCCCCCGTAAGAGAAGGACCCCGGAGCAATTGTTCCACCGTTACACGCGTACGCGACCATTATCCTGTCGCAAGCCTGCGACAGAGGTATAATTGGCAGATGGAACGGTATACACAACGGAACAATTTCCGAAAAAGGCCGAAGGACGCGGGCTTCGAGGCAGTAGGGTGTTCCGTCACCCGTTCCACCTTAATGGAACACAGAAGGGTCGTTCAGACGCCAAGTATCCCTCTACTACTATAATAGTCTCTCTGGGGTAAGGGGTCTCATACGCGTGCGTAAGTCGAATTCGCGAGAGCTGTTTCACGTTCTGCGATTCGTTGTTTCACGGAACAGTCACGGAACACGGCGCACCACGCATCTCCAACCATTTGAATTGTGGCGAGACCCAAACGCGTGTTATCATCACGCTCATGTACTTCAACGACGGCAACGTAAACTTATCAGAAATCGGACCCGAGACGATCGCCGAGTACGAGCGTCGTGCGGGTGTTCAGATTCAGACGCTGCTTGCTGAGATCAAGCGCACTCGCTCACGCCTGCCCGACAGCGACGGGTGCCTGAATCCTGCCTCCCTCAATTGCAACGACCCTCGTGCTACCGCGACCGGGACGCTCAAGAAATACGAGGAGACCAAAGCGTTCAAGATGCTCATCATCCTGGCCGAGTTTCGTGATGGTCAGGAGGAGCGGTTTTCGCTGCGCTACGCTTACAAAAAAGCTTGCGTCAGTCGGCAGACGCTTTATTTGTGGCGTGGTGATCATCCGCTGTTCGACGCGCTGCTGAATTCGATTCAAGACGAAATGGTGGACTCGATGCGCGCTGAGGCCTATCGTCGCTCGGTGGTTGGTGTGGAAGAGCCCGTGTTTTATCAGGGCGCCGACACCGGACACCGAATCAAAAAGTACAGCGATTCGCTGCTGCAGTTCACCCTGATGGGCTACGACTCACGCTTCCGGGCGAAGGACGTGAGTTTGAACGTGTCGGGGTCTCTTGATACCAACGTCAACGTAGAGGGTCTCCGTGATCGTCTTGCCCAACGGCTTAGCGCGAAGTCAAAGACGCAAGAAGAAACAGATTCCTGAAAGCGAGAGCTGGGAGGAGTTTTGCGCTTCGCTCACTCCGCCTGAAGTCGTCGAACTCTTCTATGATTGGCAGACCTGGGCACGCCCGAATCAGCTTGTGCCTCAGGAGGACTGGTGGGTAACGTGGCTCATTTTGGCCGGTCGCGGGTGGGGCAAAACACGATGCGGCGCCGAGTTCGTGCGCTATCACGTCGAAAACAAGCTGGCCTCCCGTATCGCACTGATAGCGGAAGACGCGGGCGATGCGCGCGACGTTATGATTGAGGGCGAATCGGGCATCCTGGCCATCTCGCACCCGTCATGCAAGCCCACTTTCGTGCCATCTAAGAGACGCATTGAGTGGCCCAACGGTGCCATTGCCACGATCTACTCGGACAATGACCCCGAGACACTCCGGGGACCGCAGCACGACCTATTCTGGGTGGATGAGCTGGCCAAGTTCCGTAATGCCGAGGAGATGTGGTCAAACCTCATGTTCGGTCTGCGTCTTGGTACTCGTCCACGTGGTGTGGTGACTACCACGCCCAAGCCGATTCCCATTGTGCGGCGACTGATGGAAGATGAGCGCACTTACCTGACCACAGGCACGACGCATGAGAATTTCGTGAATCTCGCACCGTCGTTTAGGGACGAAATCATCTCGCAGTATGAGGGCACGCGCATCGGACGCCAGGAGCTTTACGCCGAGGTGATCGACCCCGAGGACTACGGCATCATCAAGCGCGACTGGTTTCGCCTCTGGCCTGCCGATCGCGAATTCCCCGAGTTCATCTACGTGCTGCAGTCCTACGACTGCGCGTACACCGAGAAAACGATCAACGATCCGACTGCGTGCAGCGTCTGGGGCATCTTTCGCCCTGACGACGACTCGCCCTTCTGCGCCATGCTCATCGACTGTTGGGAGGACTTCCTGGCCTACCCCGACCTTCGCCCCAAGATTATCGAGGAGTACGGCTCGATCTACGGCGAACCGGGCAAGAAGGTCGACATGGTGCTCGTTGAGGACAAGGCCGCAGGCATCTCGATCATTCAGGATCTGCAGCGTGCTGGTATCCCGTGCCGTGCGTACAATCCTGGGCGAGCCGATAAGGTGCAGCGTTTGCATCTGGTGGCCAACGTGATTGCTCGTGGCCGCGTCTACGTGCCCGAGTCCCTGCAGCACCGAGGCCAGCCGCGTGATTGGGCAGAGCCGTTGGTGTCGCAGGTCTGCTCTTTCCCCGAGTCGCAGCGTGATGACCTGACCGACACAGTTTCGCAGGCGTTGCGTTTGCTGCGTGACTTGACCTTCCTTTCGATTGACCCACCGCCGCCCGAGTCCGAGTACTACGACGAGGACGAACAACGCCAGCAAAGGGTGAACCCGTATGCCATTTGATGAAAGCAAAACACCCGAGCTTCGCGCTCCGGAGCAAAACCAGTTCCTTGCCGAAGTCGCACGTTATCTGTCGGCGATTGAGGGCGGGATCGACAAGTACGCGGAGCTGCCGCTTGACCTGCTGCTGCCTGTCTCCTCCGAGTTCGTGGAGAAGCTCAGCTATGGTGACCCGCTGTTTCGCATGGCGCCCAAGGGCACGGGGTCGCGTATCCCGCAGACCACTGATCGCGAGTACCTGATGGACGCGCTGTTTGGTGCCGGCATGGTTTCGCCCGCTGCGCGTGGTGTGAGGGACGTTGCGAAGTCCGCGTTGGGTAGCATGCGTCGTGCGCGTCGTGCTCCTAACGAGGGTCAGATGGCGACGGACGAGTTAAGTGCGATCCTCAACGCCCTGGACCAGCAGCAAGTGCCGAAGTTCGGCAAGGGTGGTGCGATCGACTTCCTGGCGCAGACGCTGCTTGGTAAGAGCAAGGCCAAGGCCACCAAAGATGCGCCTGATCCGTCCCGCCGTGCCGCGATCGGACTGCCCAAGGACGTTACGCCCAAGCCCGGTGAGGTCGTAGTCAAAGAGGAGGTCAAGAAGTCGCCGAAGAAGGGTGAGACCACCGCTTCGATCACCGAGGCGATGAACGTGCCCATGTCGCGTCGCGACGTGTTGCGTGCTGGTGTGGGACAGGCCATTCAGGCCGCAGCACCACGAGGTGCGATGGGTGCTTTAATGAAAGCAGCGGGGTCCACGCCGATGAGTGTGGCGAAAGAGGTGGTGAAAGCTGCACCACTCTCTCCCACGACCTTTGCCGGTATTGTTGCTCAGGGAATTAAAAAAGGTAAATCAAACGAACAAATCGCTAAGTCTTATTTAAAATCAACGGGTCAAGATTTAGATCCTGATTTTATCGAGGAGATGGCCGAATACGATGTCGCACGATTGCGCGACCCTTATTCAGTGTTCGACGCCTCCGATGAGCTTTACGCACCCGGACCACTCGACATCCTGAACCGATTCCTAAATAGAGGGAGTGACGAGCCGTTGCGCAAGACGCTGCGCGAGATTAAGGCGGTTAACCCTGATCTCTACAAGGAGCTTATCGAAGCAGCTCGTCAAACCGACATAGACATCGCTGAGATGTCGCCATCATTAACCTATCAAAATCGTCTAGAAGCTGCACAGGAGCGGGCTGCTAAACTTGGTATACCGTTCGACGAGGCTAAATTCCGTGATTACTATGGGTATGAGGAGGACTTTGACCCAAAGTCGCTTTTTGACGAGATGGATGACGAAGATTACTACGATTAGGGCTAAACTATGGCAATCGAATTTCCGCAACCCCAAATGCCCGTCGAGGATGAAGAGATGCTCGAAGGGGAAGAGATGATGGAAGGTGAAGAGGAAGATGACGGCACGTTTGTCGACATCGAGGAGGAATTCGCCGAAGTCGAGGAGCAGCCCGATGGGTCTGCCATCGTGCGCATGGAGGAGTTCAAGGGTCCGAATGAGGACGAGGACTTCTACCAGAATCTGGCCGACACGATGCCCGAGTACGAGATGCAGAAGCTTGCGTTACGCTACCTGGAGCTGATCGAGAAGGACAAGCAGGCGCGCAAAGAGCGCGATAAACAGTACGAGGAGGGCATTCGCCGCACGGGTCTTGGTAATGACGCGCCGGGTGGTGCCGACTTCCAGGGTGCAAGCAAGGTGGTGCACCCGGTGATGGCTGAGGCCTGCGTGGACTTCGAGGCACGGGCGATCAAAGAGCTGTTCCCGCCTGATGGTCCGGTGCGCACGCATGTGGTAGGCGAGGCGACCGAGGAGCAGACGAAGCGGGCTGAGCGCAAGCGTGATTTCATGAATTGGCAGCTCACCGAGCAGATCCCGAATTTCCGGGACGAGCAAGAGGTGCTGCTCACGCAGCTGCCGCTAGGTGGCTCGCAGTACATGAAGATGTGGTGGGATGCTCGGTTGCGTCGCCCGGATGTCGAGTTTATCCCGATCGACAACATGCTACTGCCCTTCGCGTCGAACAATTTCTACACCGCGCAGCGTGCGACCGAGATCCACGACATCACGCAGCAGACCTTCCAGGACCGGATCTCGCAGGGCCTGTACCGCGACGTGTCATTCGTGCGTGCCACCATGGAGCCCGAGACCTCCGAGGCGCAGAAGGCCACGAACAAGGTCGAGGGCAAGACGCCGAATGAAAATGAGGACGGCGTGCGTCGTGTGTACCACATTTACTGCTACATGGAGCTGGAGGACGACAAATTCTCCGAGGGTCAGTACGCGCCTTACATCCTGATGATCGACGAGATAGACACCGAGGTGTTGGGTCTGTACCGCAACTGGGAGCAGGGCGACCCGACGATGACCAAGCTCGACTGGGTCGTGGAGTGGAAGTTTATCCCCTGGCGTGGTGCTTATGCGATCGGCCTGCCGCACCTGATCGGTGGCCTGTCTGCTGCACTCACTGGCTCGTTGCGTGCGCTGCTCGATACTGCGCACATCAATAACTCGGCCACGATGCTGAAGCTTAAAGGGGCGAAGATTTCGGGGCAAAGCCAGTCGGTCGACGTCACTCAGGTAACCGAGATCGAGGGTGCACCGGGTGTGGACGACATCCGCAAGATCGCGATGCCGATGCCCTTCAACCCGCCGAGCGAAACGCTGTTCAAGCTGCTTGGGTGGCTGACGAATGCCGCGAAAGGCGTGGTCACCACATCGGAAGAAAAGATCGCCGACATCCCGGGCACTGCTCCCGTCGGCACGACGCAGGCGCTGATTGAGCAGGGCGCCGCCGTTTTCTCCGCGATTCACGCCCGCCTGCACGAGTCGCAACGCAAGACGCTCATGATCCTGCAGCGGATCAACCGCTGGTACATCGAGGACATGCTGAACCCCGAGGTACCGGCGAATCTCGAAATCCGTCGTGAAGACTTTAATCGCTCGACCGATGTGATTCCGGTGTCGGACCCCCACATTTTCTCCGAGACGCAACGCATGGCCCAGAATCAGGCGGTCATGGCGTACATGAAGGAGTACCCGCAGCTGTTCGACCAGCGGGCGGTGGTGTACCGGGCGCTCAAGCAGATGAAGATCCCCAACATCACCGAGCTTATGCCGGCAATCGCGGAGCCGATGGAGATTAATGCAGCGGAGGAAAATGCCGCAATGTCGATTGGTCGTGCCGCCTATGCATACCCACACCAGAATCAATTGGCGCACATCCAGGCGCACTTGGACTATGCGCTGAATCCGATGCTAGGTAGTAACCCGATCATCGCGCGTACTTTCTTGCCGATGGTGATGGAGCACCTCAAGCAGCACCTAATGCTCTGGTACATGAACCACATGAACGGGTACGTGGAAGAGTCGCTCGGGGGCAAGATCAAAGATTACCACGTGGCCGGCATCACGGGCGATGTGGACAAGCTCTTCGCGTTGGCTTCGCAGCACACGATGATGGACGTGCAGGAGTCTTTCTCCAAGGTCATGCCCGCCATTCAGCAGATCCAGCAGGTGATGCAGCAGTTTGCGCCTAAGCCACCAATGGACGGCGGCGATCAGGTGATCCTGCAGACTTCGATGGCCGAGACTCAACGGCGAGCCGAAAAGGACAAGGCCGATCTGGCGCTGGAAAAAGAGCGACTGACCCAGGAGGCATTGCGTGCAAACCGGGAGCAGCAGATCAAGATCGCGTTGAATGCCGCCGATAACCTGACCGATGAACGAATCAAGACTGCGGAGATTACGCGCGACACCGTCGCTCTGCAGCAGGAGCAGCAGCAAGCTGCATTAACCGCGCTGCAAGGCGCAACCGAAAACTTAAGGAGTGCTGAAAATGGCAACGTCTGATCAAGAACAAATGAGCGAGATGGTTCGTATGAAGGCCCGCCTCGCCATGGGTGCTAAGCTTGATGGCACCTCGCTGCAGTCCAAGGGTAGTCAAGGGCAGAAGTCGTCCTCGAACACTCGTGGCAATGCTTCCTCGGGTGCTCTCGCCCGTGTGAAGTCCAAGTAGTATGGCCGTACGATCAACTTCGGACTTCATCGGAATGGTGAAGGCCGAACAAAATCGTATTTCAATGTCACTCGTTGAGGGTCACGCGGTAAACTTTGAGTCGTACCAACGCCTCGTGGGCCAGTATCAAGGGCTTGAGAAAGCTCTGGATATACTTAACGAAATTTTAAGGGAACCAGATGAACATGAGTGAACCGGTTGCTTCGAATGAAGCCGCGTTGCGGGAAGCATTTCCCGAGGTGGACCCGGGTGCATCGCCTGTCGGTGGACGTATTTTAGTCCAGTGGCGGCAAACGATCAAAAAGACCACGGCCTCAGGCATAGTCCTTGTCGAAGAGACGAAAGAGACTGAGAAGTGGAACAACCAAGTAGCAAAGGTGATCGCGGTGGGTCCGTTGGCATTCAAAAAGCGTGATACGCTCGAACCCTGGCCGGAAGGCAATTGGGTGGAAGTCGGTGATTACGTGCGCGTGCCGAAATGGGGCGGCGATCGCTGGGAAGTACCCTTTGGGGATCCCGCAATAGGCGAGACGGCGCTGTTTTCGGTCTTCAATGACCACGAGGTGATCGCGAAGGTCACCGGAGATCCGCTGAAAGTGAGGGCATTCCTATGAGTGAACAAGATAAAGATCTACAGGTGGCCGAAGAGCAGGACGGATCGGCCACGGTGCAGCTTCCGGAGGGCGAGACATCGCCTCAGGAGTCGCAAGAGATGTCGGAAGGGGGTCCGAGTGACTCCGATGATGGTTCCGACGGGTCTTCGGGGGTCGATCCCGAGCGCGAAGCGATTCGAGCGGCGCGTCGAGAGGAGCGACAGCTCAAGAAGCAGCTCACGAAGGCTAAAATCAGTGAGTCGCAGCACCTAATCAACCAGCTGAAACGCCAGAATGAGCAAATGGCCGAGCGTCTGGCGGTCCTCGAAAAGCGGACGGCGGGTTCGGATATGGCTCGACTGGACAAGGCGATCGAAGACTCGCATCTAAAACTGCAATTCGCCAAGATGGAAATTAAGAAGGCCACCGAATTGGCCGACGGAGAGGCCCTGGCAAATGCTCAAGAGCAGTGGTACGAGGCTCGACGGCAAGCCGAGGCGCTCGAAGCCCTTAAGAAAAAGGCCGTGGCCGGTGCCGACGGGTCTTCGGTGCCTAAAGCACCCGATCCGAGGCTCAAGCGGTTGGCTTCCGACTGGATGGCCCGCAATGACTGGTACGACCCGAACGGGAAGGACCTCGATTCGCGTGTCACGATTAAGGTCGACGAGGCTCTAACCGAGGAGGGATACGATCCGACGACGGAGGATTACTGGGATGAGCTGGATAGGAGATTGACAAAATACCTTCCGCACCGTTATAATTCGTCCAACGATGAAAGGTCATCGTCTTCAACAAGGAGACCTCGTTCCGTGGTCACTGGGTCAGGTAGGGAAAGCAGTTCTTCGGCAGGCGGCAGCGAATTCAGGCTGTCCCCCGAGCGTGTCCGCGCCATCAAGGAGTCTGGGCGCTGGGACAATATCGAAGAGCGCAAGAAAATGATCCGCAAATACATGGAATACGACCGCCAAAATGGCACAAGGGGTTAAGAGATGAAAGACGAACGACTTAAAAAAGATTTATCGGTAGGTGGCCGTGAGTCCCGCGCATCGCAGGACGTACAACTGCGCGGTTCAGCTACTGATGATATGGCAAGTGCACAGGAGCGTCGTAGGATGTTCCGCAATGAGTGGATTCAAGAATCCCTCCCAAAGCCACCGGATATTCCGGGGTATCACTTGTGCTGGCTTTCCACCACTAACGGGTATGACCCGATTCACAAACGCATGCGCATGGGCTATCAGCCAGTCCGAATCGAAGAAGTTCCAGGCTTTGAAAACTACAAAGTTAAAGCCGGGGAGCATGAAGGGTTCGTGGCTTGCAATGAAATGCTACTCTATAAACTGCCGATGGAAATCTATCAGCAGATTATGGAAGAGCTGCACCATTATGCCCCTCAGGACGAGGCCGATAAAATTCGGGTTCAAGCTGAGAACCTTCCGCGCGATAGCAGGGGTCGTCCACTCGGCATGGTTGAAGAGGGTACAAGTGATCTTGAGAAACCTCAACCCGTCCCCGTCTTTACCTGACGCTATGGGTATTCAAACCTTCTAAAGGAGTACAGCAATGTCTGCTACCAGTGCTCCCTTTGGCTTGCGGCCCGCCTTCCACCCCACGGGGCTGGATCGTGCTCAAGCACTTGCCAACGGGATTCAAGCAGTTTCTACGAGCGGTAACGTGTCGGCAGGTTATGCCACCACCATCCTGAAGGGGCAACCCGTCAAGATGAACACTGCCGGTTATATCGAAGTCGCAGCAGCCGGTGACGCCTTCCTGGGCGCCTTCGCCGGTGTTGAGTGGACCGATTCGACCGGACGTCGCCGTGTTTCCAACTATTGGCCCGCCAATGAGTCGTTCCAAGTCGGCTCGGTGGTCGCTTATTTCTACAGCGATCCCCTAATTGTGTACGAGATCCAGGCAGCTGGCTCTCTGACGCAAGCCGCCATCGGTGACGAATTTGATCTGAGCAACACGACCGCTGGTTCCACGACCACGGGACTGTCGCAAGCCACCCTCAGCATCACACCTGCTGGCGCTGGCAACTCGGCTCAAATGCGCGTCATTGACATCGCTCCTTACCCCGACAATGCTTGGGGTGACAGCTATGTCATCGTTCGTGCCGTCATTGCCGAGCATCAGTACGGCGCCATTGATGTTAGTGGCACCGATTCTTACCCCGTAGCCATTTAAGGAGGGCTAAAACATGGCAGCCCCGATGCGCAGTACCGACTTTCGGAGCATTGTTGAGCCTATCCTCAACGAGTGCTTCGATGGCGTTTACGACCAACGTAAAGATGAATGGTCCCGTGTGTTCCGTGAGGAGCAAGGGATTCCCCGTAACTATCACGAAGAGCCAGTCCTGTACGGGTTTGGCGCCGCGCCCCAACTGCCTGACGGTACCCCGGTATCGTATCAGCAGGGTGGCGTACTCTTCCTGAAGCGCTATGTGTACAACGTGTATGGCCTTGCCTTCGCGCTGACCAAAGTGCTCGTGGAAGACGGCGATCACATCCGTATCGGTCAAGTCTACGCTCGCCACCTCGCTCAATCGCTCATTGAGACGAAGGAGACCCTGGCTGCGAACGTGCTTAATCGTGCCTTTAACAGTGCCTACCCCGGCGGTGACGGTGTTCAGCTGAACTCCGCTTCACACCCAATCGTGAATGGCACGTTCAGCAACCTGTTGACCACTCCTGCGAACCTCTCGCAGACCTCGCTTGAGCAGATGCTTATTCAGATCCGCCAAGCCGTGGACAACAACGGCAAGAAGATCCGTCTGGTGCCCCGCCAATTGGTGGTCGCCCCGGGCAACGTCTTTCAGGCCGAGGTTCTGCTGAAGTCCGTGCTCCGCGCTGGTAACGCGAACAACGACATCAACCCGATCAAGTCCATTGGGCTGCTCGACGAGGGTGCCGCTGTTCTTTCGCGTCTCACCTCCGCGAACGCTTGGTGGGTCCAGACCGATGCACCGGAAGGCATGAAGCTTCTGATGCGCCGCACGCTGGAGAAGACCATGGAAGGGGATTTCGAGACCGACTCCATGCGTTACAAGGCCACGGAGCGTTATGACCTTGGCTTCACTGATCCCCGTGCGATGTACGGCACGCCCGGCGTTTAAAGGAGAACACCATGTCCCTGACTAATTTCCCCAATGGGATCACTAGCTTCGGGGTGCCGGTTCTTGGAACTATCGGAGGCTTACCATTTACTGGGAACTACTATTTTGTAGACCCGGTAAATGGGGCCGATGGTAATGAAGGCAGCGTTGAGCTGCCTCTCAAGACCCTCTATGGCGCTCTCGCTAAATGCACGGCAGGCAACAATGACGTGGTCATCCTGGTAGGAAACGGCGCCGCTTCTGGTTCCGCTCGCCTCTCCACGGCTCTGGCCCAGACCATTGATTCTACGGCTACCGCCGGGACGCTCAATTGGAACAAAGACGCTACTCACTTGATTGGCGTTTGCGCTCCGACGGGCGTCGCTCAGCGTGCTCGTATTGCTCCTCCGACCGGCACCTACACTGCCGCCACCTTCAACTCTGACGCTTTCATTAACGTGACCGCCTCGGGCTGCTACTTTGCGAACATCTCGGTGTTCTGTGGTTTCTCGACTGGTTCTGCAAGCATGATCGCCTGGACTGATAGTGGCTCGCGTAATGCCTACTCTAACGTTAACATTTATGGTATGGCTGATGCTGCCTCCGCAGGCGGCGCTAATGCCCGTACCCTGAAGCTTAACGGTGGTGGTGAGCACTCGTTCGTCAACTGCACGTTGGGTGGTGATACGGTGGCTCGTGGCGCAGCAAATGCTACGGTTGAGCTGGCTGGGGGCACTGCACGGAATACGTTCGTTGACTGTGTGTTCCCCTTCCAGTGCAGCGCAGGCACTCCGCTCGGTCTTACGGTTGGCGCGGCGTCCGGAATGGATCGTTACGCTCTGTTCAAGGGCTGCTCGTTCATCAACAATGTGGGTTCCACATCGACTTCTATGACCGCTTTGGCGACTCTTGCCTCATCGGCAGGTGGTCAGGTGGTAATCCAGAATTCGGCGATGATCGGCGTGGGCGAGTTCGGATCCGATGCTGCTTCCCTTGGTCAGATTTATGTCGATATGGCTGCGCCGAGTGCTTCGGCGGGCGGTATTGGCGTGAATCCGAGCTAATGTTCACTCGGGGGCTGATACCTCCGAGTGGCTAACTAAAGGAGCCAGAAATGGGTCAGTTCAAGCCAATGGTCAAGATGGAGACCACGGAGCCTTCCGTCATTCTGAAGCTCAAAAAAGGTGGTTCAGCCACCTTTGAGCGGATGAAGAAAGAGGGCGCTAAGGATGGATTTAAACCGGTAAAAAAGATGGACGGTGGGGCAATGGGCGCTTTAGCGGGTACCCCGGCTCCCACGACTCCGATGGGTAACCCCGCAGCAGCAAAGGCAATGGCCACTCGTCGTATGATGAAGCGCCCTGCCGCGATGCCGCGTGGCACCCCCTCGATTGGTCGTCCGAAGGCACCTCCGATGATGCCTTCAATGCCCGCACCTGCAATGCCTGCGCCTGCCATGAAGAAGGGCGGGAAGATGGACATGTCGGCGAAGCTCAAGAAGCATGCTGATATGCCTGCCAGTAAAGCTCATAAGGGTTTGAATACCGGCGGGATTGTAAAGTCCACTAAACCCGGTGAGTATGCAACTGGTGGCGTGGTTAATGCCCAGGGTGGTTTCAAGAATGGTGGCATTATTAAGACCATGGCGAAGAAAACCACCAAGCACACCACCGCGAAGCCCGACCACAATTCGGCGCCTACCGGTGATGTGAAGCTTGGCAATGCAGGTGGGTACAAGCGGGGTGGCCGTGCAAAAAAGCATTTCGCGACGGGGGGTCGTGTTGATTCTGGACATCCCGTCGCTATGCCGCAAGGTAATAAGCCACCTTCAACTCCCGTGTCGATCAATCGTTTGTCAGGAACGTTTAAGACCGGTGGGCGTGTAGCGAAGTCCAAGAAGTGCTAACTGGGTGGGGGCCGAGGCCCCCATTCAACGGAGAATTTTATGTCGACTACGATTTCCTCGATCACGCGGCAGGGAGCGTTCGAACCTTTTGAGCTTCAAGTGGCCCGGGGGCAGATTCAGGGTCACAAGACTTTATTTAAATTCGGCAACAACGACGACATCGATGGATCCCTTGAGACCATCTGGAGTCAGGGCGGCTTGTACGCATACCCTGCCGCTGCAACGGTCATGAAGGTATCCAGCAGCAGCAATGATGACGATGCCGCAGGCACAGGCGCCCGTACGGTTACTGTTTCCGGCCTTGACGCCAATTACAACGAGGTTAGCGAAACCGTAGAGCTTGATGGGCAGACAGAGGTTCTAACGACGACGCAATTTATTCGCGTGAGTCGTGCCTTTGTGGTTACTGCAGGATCTGGCGGCACAGCCGCAGGCACCATCTATGTGGGAACTGGCATGGTCACCGCAGGGGTTCCGGCAACCATCTATGCGGTCATCACGTTGGGCGACAATCAGACCACTATGGCGGTATGGACGGTGCCGGCTGGTTACACCTTATACATTACCGGCGGGACGTTCTCAGCGGCCTCTAACAATGCTGCGCAGTACGTTCTTGGCGAGTTTGTAATTCGCCCTTTTGGCGGTGTATTTCGCCTTGCTGCAGATATTACGGTTAATTCAAACGTGTTTCGATACGATTGGGAAATACCACTGGCGATCCCCGAGAAGACGGACATTGAGGCCCGTGCAATCGCTTTGTCGGGCTCTAACTTCTATGTGACCGCCTCGTTTGAGGGCATTTACATCAAGAATAGCGGGGAGTAATCATGCCAGCCAAAAGCCAAGCGCAATTTCGCTTGATGAAGGCTGCGGAGAACAACCCGAAGTTCGCCAAGAAGGTCGGGATTAAGCCGAGTGTAGCAAAAGAGTACACCGAATCGAACGTCGGTAAAAAAGCCTACGCGAAGCTGCCCACGAAGATGGCCTCGGGTGGCCTTTACGACAATATTAACGCCAAGCGTGCGCGAATCGCCGCAGGATCGGGCGAAAAGATGCGCAAGCCCGGTACTGCTGGTGCACCCACTGCCCAGGCTTTTAAAGAGTCGGCCAAGACCGTTAAGAAGGCTTCCGGTGGTGGGGTATCCCTCGCCGTTGGCCGGGGCGAGAAGCTCCCGGTGTCGAAGGGTGCGGGCTTGACGGCAAAGGGTCGAGCAAAGTATAATCGCGAGACGGGGAGCAATTTAAAAGCCCCACAGCCTGAGGGCGGTCCGAGAAAGAGGTCATTCTGTGCCAGAATGAGTGGTATGCCCGGTCCGATGAAAGATGAGAAGGGACGTCCGACGAGAAAAGCGGCGTCATTAGCAAGATGGAAATGCTAGATGGCTACATCGGGAACTGTTGGAGCAACCGTAATCAATGTGCAGACGCTCATTGACCATGGTGCTCGTCGGTGCGGAAAACTCGCTGAAGAACTAACCTCTGAGCAAACGCTTTCGGCCCGGGAGAGCCTGTTCTACCTTCTCTCGAACCTCATCAACAAGGGCATTCAGTATTGGGCGATTGACAAGACAGTCATCGGCCTGAAACCCGACCAGTACATCTACAAGCTTCCAGTAGGCTCGAACGACGCGTTGAACGTGTTGTACCGCACCATGAACCGACCGGTGGGCAGTTATTTCACCTCGGCAGGCGGGAACGTTCAGAATGCCTTCGACGGGGACATTGATACCATTTTTACCCAGGTATCCGCAGATGGCAATGTTGGGGTAAACTACGGGCTTAATGACCCGCAGTACATAGGCTCGGTCGGAATTTTGCCTTATGTGGTGGGTGGCGGGTCGGCACTCTGGACACTATCTCTTCAGTATTCGGTCGATGGTGCTTCCTGGAACACACTCTACAATTTTGGCGAAGTCGCGGTCACGGACAATCAGTGGATCTGGCACGACATCGACCCAGGCCAAAGCGTGGCTTACTACCGGCTGGTTGCCTCAAACGGCACGACGCTATCTCTTCGCGAACTGTATTTTGGGAATAACAGCCGCGAGATTCAGATGGCTCGCCTGAACCGGGATGACTACACGAACCTGCCGAACAAGAATTTCACGGCCAACCAGCCCTACCAGTTCTGGTTCAACCGGACGATCCCGCAGCCCGAGATCTACCTCTGGCCGGTGCCGTCGGATCCGTTTGTACAGATGACCGTGTGGTATTCACGCCAGATTCAAGACGTGGGCGACCTTACGGACGAGCTGGAAATCCCGCAGCGCTGGTATTTAGCGATCCAGTCGATGCTCGCCCACCAAATGTCGCTCGAACTTCCGCAAGTCGCGGTAGACCGTATCGGATACCTGGAAAAGCAGGCCGAGAAATACCTCTACGAGGCCGAGCAGGAGGAGCGCGACAAGTCCCCAATATACTGGGCACCAAATATTTCGGTGTACACACGATAATGCCGTTATTCCTCGACACTCGTGGAAATTCTTCGGTAGCGATTGCCGTTTGTGACCGTTGCAAAATGAAGCGTGCTTATTCCGTGATGCGCAGTGACCCTAATTTTCCAGGGCTGCGCGTTTGCGACCAGGGCTGCGCCGACCAGAAGGACCCCTACCGACTCCCCGCCCGCAAGACCGAGCGGATCGCGTTGCGTTTCCCGCGCCCCGATCTGTCCATTGCGCTGCAAGATAATAACCTTATCACGACCGGGTATGGTGGGTATGTGGTGTCCACACAACAAAACAACAGTAACCCGAGCGACAACGGGAATCTTACAGGTATAGAGGTGTAGAGTGGCCAATGTAACCATCACCCAACTGCCCGCCGCAGGTCCGATCACCGGCACAGAGTCGGTTCCTATTGTTCAGAATGGACAAACGGTTCAGACGACGACGGCGGCGATCGCTGCATCCCCGAATCAGTTCCAGACGTTTATCACGCTCAACCAGGAACCCACTCTCCCGGCCTCCCGTGCACTCTCCGGTAGCGCCGGGGTGGGACTAGTCGACGGGGGTGCACTAAGCTCGCTCCAGATCACTCTGAATGGCGTCTCGGGTAGTCTCGAATCCGCAGGACCTGGGATGTTGGCTAAGGTTGGTGGCACAGTCGTTCCGAGGGCTCTCGTAGCCTCCGGGAGCGGCCTGTCGGTAACGGACGGTAATGGTATAGCGGGGAACCCCACGATCGCCCTTACGGGGGCTCTCTCGGCCCTCGCCGGGTTATCTGGATCGGGGATCATCAGTCTGGTGAACACTAACTCGGTAACCACTTCCGAGATCCTCGGCACGACTGACCAGATCACGGTCGTAAATGGTCTTGGTATCGGGAACCCTACGATTTCGATTAGCACGAATCCGGTGCTCCCGGGCACGGGCGCGGTCACGATTCCAAAAGGTACGACAGCGCAGCGTCCCGGTGGTGTGGATGGGATGTTAAGATTTAATACGGAAACTGACGCTTTTGAGATTTATGATAGTAACGGTTGGAATGCTCTACCTGCTGGTGCGATCACGCTGATAAATACAGGTACGGGGCTGACGGGCGGTCCAATTACTTCAAGTGGCACGATTTCGATTGCCAATACCGGGGTGACAGCAGACACCTATGGTGCGGCAGGGGCGGTAGGAAGATTTACCGTCAATGCGCAAGGTCAATTGACCAATGCTCAGACAATTCCGATTGCAATTAATCCGAGTCAGCTAAATCCCGGGGTTTTGCCTTTAGGTGTTGTCGTCCCAATTGCCCAATCGTCTAACAATATTGAAGGTGGGGTAGCCAACGCAATACCTGTTCAGGCTGCTGCAAATAGTACGACCTTTATTGTTCCCCCTACAATTGCGAACACATTTTTAGAGTGGGATGGCACTGATTTCGTATGGAGCACCAACCCTCTTGGAACAGTAACGTCGGTTGATGTTAGTGGAGCAACTACAGGACTCACATTTACTGGTGGACCGATAACGACATCGGGAACCATCACCATGGGCGGCATCTTAACGTCGGTTTATGGTGGCACAGGGTTTAATAATTACACCGATGGTCAATTATTAATTGGTAGCAGCATCAGCGGAAACCTTGGGAAAGCTACGCTCACAGGTACCGCGAATAGATTGACCGTTACAAACGGTGACAGCTCCATTACCCTCAATGTTGACGCCACGAGCACAAACACAGCAGACAAAGTCGTTGCCCGTGATGCATCCGGCAACTTTTCAGCAGGCACAATTACTGCCAATCTGACTGGTACCGCATCCACAGCGACGAATCTTGCAGGCGGTGCTGCGGGATCGATTCCGTATCAAACGGCATCCGGTGTTACGGCAATGCTTGCGACCGCCTCTGGCGTCTTGGTAGGGGGTACGACGCCTTCTTACAGTACTGCACCGTCGCTTACCGGCGCCAACTTCACTTCTATTCCGAATGCGGCGCTAGACAATAGTTCGGTCACGATTGGTACCACCACCATATCGCTTGGCAGCTCGTCATTAACGCTCGGTGGTCTAACCTCTGTCGCTGTTACGCAAGATCCGAGCAATGCGCTTGATCTGGCTACCAAGCAGTATGTCGATACGTTGGTGGTTTCTGGCGTGCATTTTCACGCTCCGGTACGCGTTGAGTCTCCAACACCATTAACGGCGACTTACGACAATGGCGTGTCAGGAGTAGGCGCAACACTGA